ATGGCCTCGTCATCTGATATCCCCGTACTTCTTCTTTCACCCAATGCTGCCGCAAAGGCTTTGTGCATTTCCCGCTCTTCTGTCTATGTGCTGATGCGCAACGGCACTTTGCCGTGGGTTCCCTTCGGTGCCGACCGGCGTATCCCGGTAAAGGAAGTCGAACGCCTTGCAAGGGAAGGCATCCCCACCACTAAAGACGCTCGCCGCGCCGAACTGATCTAGGGGGCATGCTATGACCAGCATGAGAAAGCCCCCTGCCGGTGACGCGGCAAAGGGGGCTCAGGGAACAACAACGTACATTCCAAAGCCTAGTGCTGACGGCGAGAACGGACAAGGGCTGGACCGTTTCATAGACGTAGCAGGGCTGTCCCGCTGGGTGCCCTACAAGATGGTGTACAACCCGAAGCGGGAGAAATGGGACAAGATCCCACACAACGGCAGCCGCGGCCTGTCCACCAAAGCCCCTGGTGACTGGATGACCTACAAAGAGGCTGCCGCGTGTGGAATGGATGGCGTCGGTATTGTCCTGACTGGCGGCATCGAAGTTGACGGCTACACGCTGTTAGCGCTGGACGTTGACGATGTAACCGACACCGTTGACCTAGTGCCCGCCCTGGCCAGCTACACAGAGGTCAGCCCCAGCGAACACGGCTTGCATGTGCTGGCCTGGGTGCCTACGTCCTGGGCCGAACGCTACGCCGACACGACCAGCATCAAGCAGGCCGGCTGCGACCATATCGAGGCTTATCTCGGCGCGTCGCCACGGTTCTTAACCGTCACCGGCAGGCAGCTGGACGACTACCCTGTCAGGCGCCTGGGTGACGCCGCGCTGGCGCTGCTGGAGCCACTGCTGAAGAACAGGTCGCCTGCGCCAGCCCCCTCTATGTCGGAAATCGACGGCGGCACTGCCGTTGACCTGAAACGCTTCGACCTGACCCCGGACCAGCAGCGACTGATCGCTGGGGAGCTGGAAACCGGCAAGCGCTCCGAGATCTGGTATGGCCTGCTGATCAAGCTGATCGACAACCGCGTATCACGGGAAGACCTGTTAGCTACCGTAGCGGGGACGGCCGGGCTCTGGGCCTTCTGCACGGACCATCGGAACGACGCCGACCGTGCCTTGCAGTACGCCAGGGAAGAGATAGGCAGAGCCTACGACAAGAGCCTGACCAAGCAGCGCGACAGGCTGATCGGCGCGCCTGCGACCAGCACCGCCGCGGCCGTGGCCGAAGGCATCGAACTGGCCGCCCAGCATCTATGTACCGATCAGGCCAACGCCGTGCGCCTGCAGAAAGCCATCGGTGCAGGCGTCATGTTCTCGGCCGGCAGGTGGTACGTCTGGCTTGGCAGCCACTGGGGAACCGATGAGCCTGCCGCCTTCAGGCTGACGTGCCACCTGTCGGCGCTGATCAAGCTGGAGGCCGCCGAATGGGATCACAAGGAATATGCCAGCGCGGAAGAGCAGAAACGCAACATGGATCTTGCGAACAGCCTGCGCAAATGGGGCGCCAAGTCGGAAATGCTGGATCGCTTGAACGCGGCTTTCAGCCTGTTAAAGCGCTTGGTAACGGTGCCGGCCAGTAGCCTGGACCGCGCCCCCTACGCGCTGAACGTAGCGAACGGCACCATTGACCTGCGTACAGGACGTCTACGCCCTCACGGTAAGGCCGACCTGATCACGCACTGCATCCCCATCGCCTACGACTCGAAAGCCGAAGCCCCGATGTTCAAGAAAGCCTTGGTTGAAATAGCCGGTGGAAGCAAACCGCTCGCCGAGTTCCTGCAAAGGTGGTTCGGATACTGCGCCAGCGGTGACGTGACGGAGCAGAAGTTCGCTGTCCACCACGGCGATGGTGCCAACGGCAAGTCGCTGTTGCTGGATACCATCTCCGGGGTACTCGGCCCCTATGCGAGTACGGCAGCGCCGAACCTGTTGATGGCCGGTGGGCAGAGCCGGCACCCGGCAGAGATTGCCGACCTGTTCGGCATGCGCCTGGTGGTCGCGCATGAGTCCGGTGAAGGCGGCATGCTGCGCGAGGACTTCATCAAGCAGGCCACTGGCGGCGACAAGCTGAAGGCGCGCCTCATGCGTCAGGACTTCTTCGAGTTCGAACCGACCCATACCCTCAACCTGCTGACCAACCACAAACCACAGATCCGCGGTCAGGACATGGGGATATGGCGCCGCGTTCTGCTGGTGCCCTACAGCGTGACGTTCGGCACGAAGGCCGAGGTCGAGCAGGGTCTTGCCCACGTCGAGCGGAACGACCGTCTTGGCGAAGCATTGAAGGCAGAAGCGGCTGGCATCCTGGCTTGGCTGGTGCAGGGGGCGGTCAAGTGGTACGTGGTCGGGCTCAACCCGCCTGACGTGGTGCTGAGCGCGGGTGCCGAGTACCGCAGCGAGCAGGATCGGGTCGGCCAGTTCATCACCGAGCGGGGCGGGCATTACTCCGAAGCCTGGGTGCCGTGCGACAGGTTGTTCAGGGAATATCAGGAGTGGTGCCGGGACTGCGGTTATCACCCGCTGGGGAAATACAACTTTATCGCAGCGGTAGAAAAACGGCCTGGCATTGAGAAGAAACTGAAATGGATTGATTGGCCTGGCAAAAAAGTACAGTGCAACTGCTTTTCAGGGCTGAAATGTTAGAAAGTTAAAAATAAAACCACTTTTATATATCAGCTCCACGAGAAGACGATTTCTATAGTGCTATAGGAAAACAGCTATTAATTTTTAACTTTTTCACAGAACGGGTTTTTACCCCTGGTGAAGATTATGAAGCCGAAACTCTTATGCCATCCATCTCAAGCCAGGACGATCAGCAATCCGGCTGAGGTCGAGCGGCTGATGAGCCAGGGCTGGGTGATAGCTGCACCGAAGCCCAAGACGAAGACGGCAAAGAGCATGCGTTCACTGCGCGCTCGCCGCAGGGCTGAGGGTTGGGTGAACGTGACGTTATGGTTTCAGGCGCCGGATCTAGCTGCTGTCAGAGCCGCCCGGTTGCCGGGTGAAACGTATTCGCAGCTACTGGTGCGTCTAGTCAATGAACTGGGTTGCAGCAGTGAACAGACCCAGGTGGGCATACAGAATTAGAAAACTAGAACGAGGTTCCGATATGGCTGCGAACGGCAAGATGGATGATCAGACCACACAGGAAAAGATCATCAAGGGATTTGTAGTCCCATGCTTAGCACGTCTAGATCAGGCATTTCAGCTGGTTTCATGTGGAAACGTGGTTTTCGTGCCTGTTCTGTACCTGTTATGAGGTGAAGCCGTTTGCCAGGACGCCTCACGTGATGCGTTCGCCACCCAGCCTGTAGGGTTGCACGGGCTACATCAAGAAAAGCGCGCCTGCGCGCTCGTAGGAGGCATCTACATGAGAACGACCAGACTGCGGACCATCCTCGACCTGCACGAGCCCTCCTATGACCACCCGTGGCAACCGCGCGGCACGAAGTGCTTGAACGGTATTCGGCAGCCGGTGAAGGGGATTAGGTTATGAACGTCACAGCATCATCGACTGGCGAACTGGACAACGTGCTGCGGCGCGTTGTGCCGTCGCCCTGGAAGCAGCAGCTCGACGATATCTTGGCCGAGCTGGAGCACAGGCGCGCCCAAGGTGCCGACAAAGCCGCAGCCATGCGTGCCCAGCGCACCGCCGACCTGCGCACCGTTACCGATACCGCCGTGGAACTGCACCGGCTGCAACTCACGGCATGGACGGGTAGCGCCACCAGCAGGGCCAAGTGGCTACAGCGGCAGATTGCCGTTAAAGGGATAACCCCGGTGCCAGGCTGGCGCTATGTATTCAATTATTTAAAAAGGCTGCAACTCTAACGAAGACGTGCAGCCTTTCTGCGATATCGGCATTAACAAGTAGCCCGCCCCGCGTTATACCAGTTCCAACACCCAACTTGTTGGAGCGCCCCCAATGGCTAACGAAGTTGCCGAAGATATCCGCAAACCAGCTGTAAGCCTGACCATGCGTGACTGTCGCCTGCGCGAGGCTGCGGGTAACGTGTTTCGGATCATCGCTCCATTGGGCACAACTCCCGAGCGCCTGGAAGAGTCAAGTTTCTACAGTGTGATTTCCCACCAATTCCACGCGTTTGACGAGCTGATCATTATCGCTGCGGACCGCACGTTCTATGCCCGCTACTTGGTTTTGCAGGCCGGAATGGGTTACGTAGAAGTTCACCAGCTCAGTTTTGTCAGGCTGCCCGCCATGCTCGCAAGCGTCGGCGAAATCCTCCCCAACAACCACAAACTCGTTTATACGGGCCCGGAGACTGGGTGGCAGGCCATCCGAAACTCTGATGGAGTGGTTGTCGTCAGCATGGCCAAGTCACAGACCGATTGCCTGGAACAACTACTCCAGCATGCGAGTCTGCGCCAATGAACCTCCATGCCCATGTGCAGGCAGTGGCCATACAGTTCATCAGCTACCGCGGCGACATTACCGCGCTCGCCAAATTCGTCGCTGCATCTATGGTAACTGGTGCTCCCGACCTCGAAGCGCTTATCCACTATCTCCGCAAGGAAAGCACCCACAAAGAATTAATGGAACAGTACGAAGTGGGCTTGTGGCGCAATACCACAGGCGACTGGAGTCTCGTTTCTTTGGCTACGCCGCCGACCATCGAGCAGATGAAATACCGCCTCGACAATTTCCCCGTTTCCAATACGCAGTGCCGCTGGTGTCTGCAAGACGCAAAAAGATTATCCGACCTTGAATTAGTCAGCGAACTAAATCTGCATGGGCAGCCGGTGCATCGCAGTCGGCTGCATCCGATTTGTATGCGGCCATGGCTTTCCATGAGAACTCAGGTCGCACGCGCGGGGGTAGTCCATGAGTAACGACATCGAACGGTACAGCCCTGGCGGCCTTCAGCCATACAGCCAGCCGGGCGAACTGCAACCGACACGCGATGAATGGGGTGATGTCCCGGACTACCTCAGCGACCGCCAGCAGCACAGCAGCGCCCCGCAGTGGTTCGGCACGCCGCTACCTCCCGGAGCCACTCAAGAACACGTCGAGCGCGTTATCTCGATGATTTCGGGCTCCTACATGGCAAGCATGGCAAATTGGGGCCACCCGGCAAACCTGATCAACGCGGCTATCACTTGGTTCAGAGCCTCTGCCACGCAACCGCCACGGCATGAGCAGCAGCGGCACCCCTACGAGCTACATTCCCAGTCCGGCGACCCGCTGGCCGAGTCCTTCGCCAACTACATGGCTCGATATAACGCACCGCAAGAATTTATTTCCAACTCAATCTATTTCATCGAGGAATTGGAGCGACAGCAGAATAACGGAAGTGGCCATGATCGCCCTCAAGCCATGGATGGCTCTAATACCGACCAACTCGACGATCAAACATACAACGCGCTGTACGACTATAACGAGAAAATGAAGCCACACACCCAAGACATTTTGCGGGCCAAGTGGAAGGACAGCTACTACTTGAATTTGCAGATGGTCGATCAATACCTTCATGGTCTTTCTGCTGTCGAACAGGAACACTTTGATAGGTTCTTAGATAATGGCCTTCATGCCCTTAATGATCCGACTGTGATCTTGGGGTTATATGAGCAGGCAGTAGGCAGCGGAAGTATTCCAAGAAGCGGTGCGGCCCTACAGGATGAAATAGCAGCATGTGAGGCTTGTATGAAATACGAGCGCAAGAAGTGGTTATCTGATGAGCGTCTGCAAGCTCGTTATCGCCACTTACTAACCTTGAGGGATGGTTAAAATCATGGCCAACGTAGTAAATCCAAGACCGAGTACGCGCACCTTTGCAGCTATCTCGATGACTACGGCAGCTGATGGTCTCAGCGAAGAAGTTAATATCACGGGCCTTACATTGTGCGCGGTCGAAATGTCTACTGCGTGGACTGCCGCTGCTATTGGCTTTCAGGCTTCCATCGGATCTACAAACTTCTACCCGATTTACAATACCGCTGGTGATCATCTGACATACCCCACCTCGGCAAACCGAATCGTGGTGTTCGACCCAGCTCAATTTGCAGGTATCCAGAAGGTTAAGTTGGTATCTGAAACTTCCGCAGGTGTCGCAGTGGCGCAGACTGCTGCGCGCACTTTGATCCTTGGCCTGAGTGAACAGTGAAATGAGAATGGCCCGTCCAATTCCCGATCTGGCTATTTCAGATGCCTGTTGGGCCGTCGCCGACTTTGACCGCCGACTGAATATTGCACGCAAGAGGAAACTAACCATGAAAAGCCAGAATGAACTAAAGGCGGACGGTCGGATATTGCGCGACAGGCTCGCCGCCACGGGCGAGAACCCGGTACTACTGGCGAAGCTGAACCATCTGGTTGACGCGGCTTACCTCCAGGCAGGTGATCTGGCCCTGCTACGCCGGCTACTGGGAGAGCCTTTATGAATCCGCGACTTCAGCGAATCCTTCGGGATGTAGAACGTAGAAAACCGCCGGCACAGGAAGCCCGGCCGGCCACTGACCTCGGTGCTGCGATTGATGCCTTGGTCGAACAGGCTGTGCGGGAACGCATCGACGAGCACCTTGAACGGCAGGGTCAGCCGACCAGCCCGCGCCTGCGTCAGCTCATGCGTGACTTCAATGCACCTGTGCCGAAGACGGACTTCAGTCAGGTTCCAGAGCCACCCAAGGCTGCACCGCCCAAAGACCTGACCGCCCTGATCCATCGTGACGGCGAAGGCCGTGCTGCCTGGGTGGAGGTCGGCGGCATGAAGCTCGATGTGCAACGGGACAGTCTTGGCCGCGTGTTGCGCCTGGTGCCCAGCGACGCCGTGCCGGTGCTGCCGCCGCCACCGATACCAGAACTGGCCAGCGCACGTGAATATCAGGATGGAGAGCCGCGATGATCACCTACGAACCGAACAGCGGCTACGGCAACATCGACGAAGCGCTGGAAGAAGCGCGCTGCCTGGTCCAGGCCTTGGAAGACGCACAGAACGTCGCCTCCTACTTCGCCGAGTTCCCGCGCGCCACCGAAGGCCTGTGCAGCGAACGGGGCGACAGGGTTTTCATTGAAGTGATCGAGCACCAGGGGCGCCTGCAGATCATCGCCAGGGAAGGAACCGGGTAATGCCCAGGCCGCCAGGCACCCCCAACGCCAGCAAACGCGGCGGACGTGCGCGCGGCTCGCTGGACAAGGGCCAGCGAACCGTAGTCACGGCTCAGATGGCCGCCGACATTCTGGACGTATACAACATGCTCGGCGGGCCGGCCTTCCTCTACCGATGGGCGAAGGAGAACCCGAGCGCCTTCGTTAATGGCCCGCTGGCCAGACTCATGCCAATACCGCCCAAGGAAGACCCGGATGTGCTGGTCCAGCAGGTGAGCATCGGCAGCGACCTCGACGCAGTCATGCGGATAGCGTTCGCACTCAACAAGGGCCTGGAGCTACAGAAGGAGCAGCAGGCCCTGACGGCAGTACAGGAGAAGCCTGATGAGTGAGGATGAAATCCGCATGGCGGTGAAGGTGCTGCGCTTGACCATCGACGTGGATGCCGGCGACACCCTGACGCCCGAGCAGCTCAGAGCGTGGAAGCTGGTCCGCGATACCTTCGTAGGGAACCTGTCGGATCATTGCAGCAGGGTATCGGACAGGGCGCAGGTAATAGGGCAGCCTGCGGTGCAGACCAGACGCACGGTGGCCAGGTGGCGTGAGCTCTGAGCGCCGAACAGTTCCAGTTGAACCGGAGCCGGCTCAGCTGCCAGCTCGATGAGTTCTCCGGTGGCGAGGTCTAGGGCCGGATGGGTGAAGGCCGGAAGGGTTTCGTCTGGGATGATGAAGATAGTCATGGCGATGCACCTACCCCCTGCCGGGGGCGACGGTTTAGCGGCATTTCTCATGCGCCCCGCAAGCTGTCACAAATCGGCGCGACCTTTAGTATAGACCCATGCACGCAGGCGGCCGGGCCATGGTGCGAGAAGCGCACGGCGAGAGCCTTGAGACCTATCCCGGTTCGGCGGCCTAGCAGGGCTCAGGAAGCGTTCGCTGCTGTAACACAGGCTGGGCACTCTCCCGTGTCGGCATCTCTAACGGCAATTCCAATTGCACCGGCTTAGCCGGTAGAGCTAGCTCGATGAGCTGTCCGGTCAGGAGGTCTAGAGCGGGACGGATGGGCGCGTTCGCTCAGGACAGGTGATGGACATAGGAAAGATTTCGATCCGGGTGGGGGCCTATGTAGAGGAGGAATACATAGAACTCGCCCTCTAGGGCAAGGAGTTGATAGTAGACGCGTACGGCAGCCTGCGGTGTCGTGTTGTCACCTTTCTTGAGGTGCTCGTTACTGGTCTCAAGGTGCACCTGCTCTCCGCCAGCTCGGATCTCCAGCTTGACTGAGATACCGCCCGATTTGGCGTGGTAGAGCTGGCGGTCTTCGAAGAATGCGTCCAGCGTTCCTCCGATATTGCCGTTATGGGCAATGATTTCAACGAACGCATCAATCGCCTTCCTGACCCAGAAACGGCGTCCGACGGCGATTGCATCACACAGGTCAATCGCGCTGCCAACGATGATGAGATTTGGTGATCCCTCGCATGCGCGCCGGATGTACTCGGAAGGCAGGACCGCAGCCTCGTCCTCTTCTCCTACGATTTCCTCGAACAGCGCATTGAATACCTGATCCTGGAAATCCTGAGTAATCTTGGGTTTGGCGGCGTGCAGATAGGGCCAGCCATCCTGCTCCATTTCGAAGGCGATGATCTGGGCGCCCATGTCTTCCAGGGCGTCGAGTTCGTCATTAACGTCTTGGGGTATGGGGGTGTAAGGCAGGACATACACCTCCGCGTGGTCGTAGCCGCCATCAACCGACTCACAATACTCACGGAGCCGACTGGCGGCCAAGGTCGGATCAGGAAGCAGTTTCAGCCGGCCTAACTTATCACTGTCGGCTAGGATGATCGCTGGCGATATGCCGCGGTTTTCAAGTGAGGACTCAACGCGTCTGCGCAACTGGATGGGTAAGCCGATGATAAAAACCTGAGTCATCGCTACCTGCCAAACCTTAGATTTGCGACTTGCTCAGGACGCTGCTCAGTAGCACCGGGATTGCGACTGTGAGGATGTCTTCATCACTCATGCGCTCAAGCAATTTGGTGGCCTGCTGTCGCGGAGTCAGCACACGGACTTGCACCTCAACCGAAGTGGTAGGCTGCGTGACTTCGGAGTGCCGCTGAAGGCTCAGGTTTTCGTGTTTGATGTTGTGCTGGGTCGCCCAGGCCTTGATACGTTCGGCGACCTTGAGTGTGCGAATCTTTCGCCACTCTTGCTCTCGACTACCCAGCGCCTTGGTGAAGGCGGCGTTCACGCTGCTTGAGTACTCACTGGCAATGAGGCTTTCCAGTGGAGCTCTTTCGGTTGCCGGCAAGCCAAGCAGGTCGAGAAACTCGTGCATCCATTCCTGCAGGGTCGCGGCAGGAATGAATTCAATTTCGATGTAACTCTGCGGTGCTGCCTGCACCTTCTGCTGGAACTCATCCTGAGCGTCCTCGATGAAATGTACGACCTCGCTTGTGATGCGATTGAGGTAACGCTTTCTCTTTTCATCGGGGTTGGTGAAGGCTTGCCAGATGTCACTGCGAATGGCCATCAACTGCTCGCGTTTCGATGCGAAGCCGGTGCTGCCGACATGCGCCGTGCCAGGGAGCGGATGATTGAGCGAAACGCGGATGTCCCCCAGGCCGATGGGCTTTTCCAGGATCAGCCTGTCATCAAACTGGGTCGCGAGGAACTGCGAGAACTTCTTGCTACCGTATTTGAGCTCATTGAAGACGGGCAGGCCTTGAGAGGCCAAGTTGCTATTGAGGCGTTGCTTGAGGCGGGCACAGTATTCGAATGATACGGTGGAGAGCAGCTGCAGTATCAGCTGTTTGGCGTGCGCTAGTTCGTCCATTTAAATTCCAGGCGTAAAGTCAATATCCCGCCACCGAGTGTGGCGGGTATCGATGAATGCAATATATAGCTGCCTGGTTCCAAACTGTTGGCAACGTCGTCTGTCGGGCAGAACCACATACTCGACAGCGCGTGGGCGTTGCTACAGCCCTTGAGAAGCGCTTGGACTCCACATTGAGGAAATCCGCTGGGTCTCTCAGTAGCCCTCCAGATCACTGCATGATCAATGCAACGAATCAGGAGCCGTAGCGGAATGATAAGCAGCGGAGCGCAAGATCGTCAACATGAGCGCCGGAGAAGCTGCGTAAAGGGCGTAAAATTCTGCTTTCAATCACTAAGCGCACCATCAAAAACCGCAACGGACGTAGCGGCTGCACTAGCATGGGGATGTCCGCTTAGGGTGCTGGCTGCCTGTCAGCGACAGTCCATATATGGTCACCCGTGGGGCACGTCACGCGGGGTAAGAAAACTCCACTTGGTGGTGGGGCTTCAATATTCGTTGCAATCAATTGCAATTCCGCTTCCCAGTTTTCTCGGCCCTGTCGGGGAATCTCTCCATTTGGCGACCTTGTCCTGCCCAAGGTGATCACATTGAGCTGCCGCGCAGCTCTGGGCCACACATTTCGTGCCGGGTAGGTCACGATGCAGCGTTGCCGTCCGTCGGCGCCCGCGTCCAGTTCCCTATAGACACGGTATAGACACGAAAACCCCTAGAAACGAAAAAGGCCAGCACGATGGCTGACCTAAGTCGTTGATTTTCTTGGTGCCCGAAGCCGGACTCGAACCGGCATGCCATTGCTGGCGAGGGATTTTAAGTCCCCTGCGTCTACCGATTTCGCCATTCGGGCGGTAGCGCTGTGAAGCGAGGGCTGGACTATATACAGCCCTCACAGCCCCTGCAAGGCTGCCGGAAGTTAATCGGCAGCAAAGAAAAAGCCCCGTAGATCAGTGATCTACGGGGCTTTCTATACTGGAGGCCGATACCGGAATCGAACCGATGTACGCGGATTTGCAATCCGACCATAAAACTCTTTCATATCAACAGCTTACGGAATTTTCCATTCCGCAACTAAACAGAATTGGATGCCTTGAAACCCGCATTCTAGAGCCTTCGCGGAATCAGATGCGGAAAGGATTTAGCCCAGTTTTCGGGCGCATTAACCCACCACTCGACGAGGGCGAATCATGCTCAAGGTTTACTCTGGAGGCGCCCTTTTGGTGCTCGGCATTCTCGCGCTACTGGCCCAGCCGGTTGCCGGCGTCGTGATGATCGGCGCCGGTCTCCTGCCGCCACTAAGTCAGCGGCAGAAGCCAGTCTCTAGCTTGGCTAGTCACTGCCTTTTAATGGCAGTGGTAGTCACCAGTTTGGTGGTTGCGATGACAGCCTTTCGAGTCAGTGCCGCCGCTATGTGCAAAAGAAGATACGGACACCATCGAAATCAGGGTGGCCATGAGTACTGCCGATAGCTTTTTCACTTCGTCGCTCCTTTGACGCGCAGGAAATTGCGCTCGACCAATCTACCTACCCAGTAATGGTGGCGCAATGTGCGCCATTGACGATCACTGCTTCCGGGTTTACCTTTCCCCTGCCGCTGCAAATTCAGCGGTACGGGTTTGGTCGCCCGGAATCGAGATGTCGCACATACCGCGTCAGCGGTTTTTTTGTGCTCGCTTTATGGCGGGCTGTGCGTGGGAGGGCTTCGGCCCTGCCGGGTTGCGTCTCTCCCGGTCGACCAACCTGCGCACAGTTCGCCACCCTCTTGCTTGGTCGCAACGGCGGCGAACTCCATCCCCAGGAGACAGCCATGCAAACCGCCCAAGTCATTCCCTTCCGTTTCGAAAGCCGCGAAGTCCGTACCCTGCTGATCGATGATCGGCCATGGTTCGTTGCATCTGATGTTGCCTTGGCCCTGATGTACAGCGAAGCCAAGGACATGACGCGCAACCTAGACGATGATGAAAAGGGTCGGCAGATTGTGCCGACCCTTGGCGGCGAGCAGGAAATGCTGGTCATCAACGAGTCCGGCCTGTACTCGGCCATCCTGCGCAGCCGCAAGACCGAAGCCAAACGCTTCAAGAAGTGGGTCACCGCCGAAGTCCTGCCGGCCATCCGCAAGCACGGCCGCTACGAGGATCAGGGCCAGATGCGCACCCTGATCGGCCAGACCATCGGCACCGACGGCTTCCGCTGCCTGGGTGCTGTACTGGACGGCAAGCTGCGTCAGTTGCCCGCACCTACCCGGCGCCGCGCCAAGATGCACGTCTGGGCGCAGATGCACAAAGCGTTCAGCGTGGTGAGCGCCCAGGACATCCCCGCCGACCAGATGGACGCCGCCCGTAACTTCATCGCCGCTTATGCGCTTGAAGGGGAATGGCTCGCCGCCGAACAGGCCAAGCCGATTGCCCGACTGAATCTCCACTACCCGGCCAGCTGGCTCGCCGAGCACAACCCGCACGCCTACCAGCTTGGCTACCAACCACAGGGCCAAGACCCGCGCATTCACATTACTGCAGCCGCCCTGTATGGCATGGACGTGCGCTCGCCGTCGCGTGCTCTGTTCGCCGAGCTTGCCAGCGCCGGCTACGACGTTGAGGCCTGTCGCCTGGAAGTCATGGCCATGCAGCACCACCTGGAGAAGTGCGACCAGCTCTGCCGCGCCCTGCAACAGAGCATTGATCGTGGCCTGCACAACGGCATCACCTTCAAGCTCACTGAGGCGGCTCAGCGTCTGCGCTAGCGCTTGCTAAAGTATAGGCAGACTGCCTACACTTCGCGCATGAAAGCCGTCTTCCTGGAAGCCTCTACATTCACCGCCACGGTAGGCAACTACCTGGCGGACGATGAATATCGCCAGCTGCAAAACGAGCTGATAGCCAATCCGCACGCCGGCGATGTGATGCCGAGAACGGGAGGCTTTCGCAAGCTGCGTTGGTCGGACGGGCGTCGAGGCAAGGGCAAACGCGGTGGCTTGCGCGTCATCTACTACTGGCTGCTCGGTGATGGCCAGTTCTGGATGTTCGCCATCTACGATAAGGACGAACTGGAAAACCTGACCGCTGACCAGGAAAAAGCCCTGAAGCAAGCGATCACCCAAGAGTTAAAAGCACGAGGTGCCCAATGAAAAAGCGCGATTTGTTCGCCGAGCTGATGCAAGGCGTCGAAGAAATGGCGGCGCATCGGGAAGGCAAAATTACCCTGCGCCAGTATGCTGTAGCCGAAAAGCCCGCGCCCAAGGTAACGGCCAAGGAAATTGTGGCGCTGCGTACCAGGTTGCACATGTCGCAGACCGTCTTTGCACGGCGCATTCGCACTAGTCCAAGCACATTGCGCAACTGGGAGCAGGAGAAGTCAGACCCAAGCCCGCAGGCGGCCCTGCTGATCAAGCTGGTTGAGCGCTTCCCGGACATGATTGAACGACTTGAAGCTGTTTAGAGCCGAGCATATCGGCCGCAATGGCCGACTTTCAGTGTCACCCCAAAGGGTCATCCGATATGGATGGCCCTTTTCATTTGCAATGGAGAAACGCCCATGCTGAAGGTATTTTTTTTCTTGTTATTCCTGGCCGCAAACTTCGTCTGGGTGCTGATGGTGGTCGGAGGGCTGATGGCCTGGCTGATGCCGCGCAATGCCCATCGAAACAAGATAATCCTGTCGGTGTCCGGCGTACTTGCCCTGCTGCTCACCCTGGCCGTGATAGAGCGCGGGCCAGACTATGGCGGCGAGTTCGGCGGCGAATGCCGAACGAGCCGGATGGGAGAAAGCTGCTACTGAAAAAAATGGGCGCCAGCTCGGCGCCCACTTGTTTATTGCTCCCGTGCCAGCCGGAAACGCCGCGCAATCTCTGCGGCGTGCTCAGTGTCGCGCATCACCCTCGCCTGCTGTACGGCCTTGGCCTGCGCCTGCATGCCAATATCCATTGCCGGCACCCTGCCATTCAGCAGCGCCACGATGTTGCGCTGTGCCACGCCGCTGAGCTTGAGCGTCTGCATGATCTCCTGCCGGCTCATCCCAGCCGCCCCTGCAGCGCCGACCAGCCTGCCCATCTCGGTGAATGCCTGCTGATACTGCGCATTCGCTGCCTGCTTCGACTCCCGAATATCCCCCTCTGAAACATCGTTACTGCTGCGTAGCGTGCGCGTCAGCGTCTTGCGGGCATCCGCCAGCGCGTCGGTGAAATCAAACGACCGGTAGTACAAGCCGGTCTGCGTATCCAGCGTAGCCGCACGCCAGCCCAGCAGGCTGACCAGCTCGTCTCGCATGTCGTAGGGCTGGCCGCCGCCTTCGCGGCGGGCCTCGGTGCCGGCCAGCCACAGTCGCTCACCATTGCTCACGAAGCCTGGCTGCAGCGCCTTGCGCATGTGGTTGGCAATGTCCTGCAGCTGGTCAACGCTGCCGGCGTGCTCGTTGTACACCTGGCCCCCGGTGGGCTTCTTGTTGGCCATCACCTCGAAAATCGCCCCGGCGGTGATATCGGCGCCGAAGAACGGCGACAGCATGTCGTTCAGGCCGCTGACGGCCGCGTCCTCCCAGGGCTGATCGCGCAGCATCGCCGTCAGTGGGCGCTTCCAGTAGCCGTACGGATCAAGGAAGCTCATGTCGAAGTAGCGCAGCTTGCCGTCGGCGTCGCGGCCGGTGTAGAGGAACGTCGAGTTCTTCGACCAGGGCGCCGACAGATCCCGCAGCGCCTCTTCCTCATCATCGCCAACGCCCAGTGCAGCGGCAGTCAGCGCTGACAGCGCATAGAAGCCGGCCGAGACCATGGCCATGCCGGCGGCGCGCTTGCGGCCGATGGCGCGGATGCCAGGGTTATCGCTCTTCAGATCATCCGCCGTCAGCTTCATCATGTTGACGGTTGTGCGGATGATCTCCGACGGGAAGCTGACGAAGGTGCCAACCAGCGGGAACCGCCGCAGCCACTGCACGGCCTTGCCGATCATCGAGTAGGTCGGATAGGTGTTGCGGATGCGCTCGGCGGCCATGGTTTCCGCCTCGGTCTCTGGAATGCCTGCCTTGATCAGGCTGGCCTTCTCGTTCTCGAAGCCGATGATCTTCCAGAAGTCGTCGCCGAACGAATAAAAGCCCTGGGCGAACTGGTTGGCCTTGCGCAGCCACTTCAGGCCGGTACCGCTCTTGCTGCTCAGCAGCTCGTCCATTCTGGCATCGGCCAGCAGCGCCATCATCTCGCCGGCATACGGCGTGTCGTAAACGACGCCGAGCTGCTTCAGCTTACGCAGGTACGCCAGGTCGTCGCCGCTGGCGTTCTGGGTTACCTGTTCGCGGAAAGCAGACCAGCTCTTCTTCATCTGGGTCAGGTCGAAGTGACCATTGGCTAGGGAAAAGAACATGGCCGACTGCCAGTTACGCATGGCGGTGGTCGGGGAAAGGATGGTCTTGCCGTACTTCACCATGCCGTTCAGGCGAACGACTGTGCGGTACAGGTCGCTCATCTGCTCCTTGCCGAGCGCGTCCTGAAACGCTTGCGCGACTTCCGGGTACGTCCACAATCCATTCAACGGCGCATAGGTTTCCGACTGCTCGCCGGCGATCTGCGTCGTGGCATCGGCCGGGCGGTCCTTGCCTTCAAACAGGAAGGTGCCCATGCCGAACGACAGCACGCGATCGAGGAAGCGCTGGTTCCACACCAGACGGCCCATCTTGGTCGCCGACTTAGCGAAGTTCAGACGCGGGTCCAGGTACTCGCCCAGCAGCGCGCGGATCTCCGGCGCGATCTCCTTACGCTTGATCAGCACGGTCAGGTCTTTGGCGCCAAGCTTGCCCTCGGCAATGAATGCGCCCATCGAATCATAAGCAGTACCGGTCTTGAGCATTTCATTCACGGTCACATCCGCCAGGCGCGCCGCTTCGGCCGGCGTCTCGCCCTGCTCGATATAGCCCTTGGCCAGGTAGGTCCGGGCAGCATTGACCACTTCGGTTGGCACTCTCTTGAACCACTTCGGGTCATCGAACGCCTGGTACGAACGGTTGACGTAGGCGCCAAGGTTGCCCGTGATCTTGTCGATCAACGCCTGGTCGGCGCCTTCCATGTTCGCCTCGACCTGCTTCTGCAGGATGCTCAGGTACTCGCCTGAAAGGCTGTCGATGTATTGGCGCATGGCCACGATAGCCACGCGGGTAGCTTCGGGGATGGCAGGGTCTACCTTGCCGGTCAGCGCCTCGGCCAACGGCTTCATCTGCTCAGCAGTCAGGTTGTCGATGTCGACGCCGTAGTCAGTCTTCACGGCCTTGTTCAGCCCGCCGGACAGGTGGCGCACATCGAACTCTACGGCCTGAAACTCGCTGTCGCGGGCGATCTTCTCGGCAAACACCGAGTCGGGCAGCAGGCCCCCCGGGGCGAACTGGCGACGGAATTGCTGCTTGGCCTTGCCCCACAGGGTTTTGTCCTGCTCGCGCAGACGACGGTTTTCCTCGGCAAACGGGTCGTTCACGTCCGCCGGCCGCCGGCCGAAGCGGTTGAACAGATCGGCAGCATCCTGAGCCAGGCTGTAGCGAATATCGGCGCTGGCCGGGTCGAAGTCCCCGGCGTTATCGGTCGCCGACTTGACGTCGGCCGGATCGAAGGCCATCAGCTCCAGAGTACCGTCTGGCAGCTCCATCACCACGCCGTCGTGGCCCCGAGCGATCAGAGCGGCCGTTTCCGCATCGATGTACTCCTGCGAGGCGCGACGGAGCACTTGCTTGTGCGCCAGCGTGGCCACAGCCGGGTTGCGAACATTGACGAACAAGTCCATCACCTGCGGCTGCCCGGAGCCCTGCTTCAGCTTGGCATAGGCATCTGCCAGGCGACGGTCGCTGGCCAGGTACACGCCACGCCCAAGCCAGCCCTTATCCTTGCGGTTCGGGTGATCCAGGTCGAACGCGGTGAAGTGGTCGCGGGTGCCGTGGTGAAATACCGCAGGCTCTCCCGTTTGGGGGTCAAGGCGCCAGTCGCGCTCTACTTGGCCTGCTGCTTCTCTGCCAGACGCTTCAACGCCTCTTCCGGCGGAATCCACTCGCCCTCGTCCGTCCAGTCGCCGTACTCCGCTATCGGGTCGGCGTTGCGGTTTAGCGTTGCCAGAAACTCCGGTGGTGGTGGCGGCAGCAGATCCAGTGCTTCCGCCAGGGCTGCCCCGTTCTTGAGCGCTTCCAGCGACGCCTGCTCCTCCTTGCTCAGTGCCATTTTCCCAGTCTCCAAACCATGCCTTAAACGCAGGCGTTCTCACCTGCACCCACTGACGATACTCCAGCTTGGTGCGGCCGGCATCCTTCGCCTGCTGCCAAGTGGCTCGACCACCAATGGCCTTCTCGGTATCGGCAAACTGCTTTTCGATTAGGCTTTCTGTTGCCGCGTAGCGAGTACGCGCGGTTTCATCGAAGGTGCCAGAGTTGCGCCTGGCCTTGATGTTCTTGCCCTCGAATACCACCGCCCAGCCGAGCCCCTGGATGTACAGGCCGTCATGACCGCGCTCCATCAGGGTCTTGCGATACGCTTCAACCTGCGCAAGCGACCAGTCGCCCATCGCCTCGAACTGCTGCTGGCTGATGACCTTCGGCTTCTCCATGCGGATATAGAACTGCTCGGTGACCGGACCGTAGCGCTCCACGTTGCCCACGTCGCGGCGTGCCAGGTAGTGGCCAAGGGCCGCGGTCGGGGTTCCGGTGTTCTTGCCCAGGTCGGCATCGCTGAAGCTGTCGCGCTCGCCATAGCTGCGGTGCACAAAGGCAATTGGCTGGCCCTGCTTGTCGACCATGCGGCTCTTGCCGAACCAGCGCTGGAAGAACGGCGACTCGGTGCCGCGAGCCTTGTAGATGGCACCGGCGAAGGCGCGGTGGCCAGAGTCGCCCGCCAAGCTGGCGACAAACTCAGCCTCGTCGGCTTCCGCCACTTCTGGCAGTGCGGCCGGGGCGTCGGCGGCTTCAGCGGCCCGGTAACGGCTGCCGCGGTCGCTCACCCCCTGGCTGCCAGCGGCCCGCTTGGCCTCGGCCAGCAGCTGCACCACGTCGGCACGCGACCATTTCCCGGCCGCCTGCTCGCCAAACAGCTTGCGGATGAACTGCTTGACCAGCGCCACGATGCGATCGAGCGCGCTGTTGCTGGGGTCATGTTCAGCCAGGTGCGCGACGTATTCCTCGGCAATCAGCACCTCTCGCTCGCTGTCGGATTTCAGTCCGGCCAGCTGGCCGGCGTAACGGCGCTCAAGTTCGGTACGCATTGCCGCCGGCATGCCGCGGTAGATCCCGCGCATGGCAATGCCCAGCTTGTCGCCGAGCACCACCTTGACGCCGCCATGGCCCACCGCTTCATGCAGTACCACGCTGATGGCGTGCTGGCTGTCGCGCAGGTTGCTGGCGATCAGGTAGGAGGTGCCGTCATGGTAGACGCCCGCCACCCGCCCGCTCACACCGTCGCGCCGGATCTGCGCCCGCACCGCGGCTGGCAAGCCGGCCTCATCAGCCACCGGCTCGACCCGCAGGCCGGTGGCCTGGCCGATCTTGGCGGCAATCGCTCGAGCGCTGAACAGCGGAATGCCCTTGGCCTTGCCGGGGTTGACCCTCAGTCGCTGCCCGTCTGTGGCGCTGCTCGCTGAGCGGTACTTGAAAAGATCGGCACCGGTATATACCTTTTTACCTAGGCCTCGCAGCTCAACGACGTTACTTGGCAATCGGAGCCTTGAACTATCGTTGAATGCGGGGCTTTTTCTTGTGTCGATGTAGCGCAACTGGCCATCGCGGATCATGCGCTCAGCCGGGAACCGACCACGATCCCTGTCGTAGGCCGTCAGTAAGACGTGCAACTTCTTCCCGCCCGCATACCCGGGCCGACTTGCTCCGGGGTTGATCGCAATCAGAATAGGGTTCCCGCCCTTGGTTTCAGGCGCAACGACGGTCAGGTTGCCGTCATCCCGCTCGAACACCGCTACCGGGTTCTCCAGCCACTCTGGCACCTTCTTCCAATCCGCCGCGGTGAACTGCGGGTGATTGAACCGGCCATCACTGACGGCATGCTTCTCAGCCAGGACTACCTCGCGATCGCCATAGCCCAGCAGATCCAGCACGTCGCTCCGGTCGAGCACGCGCACGCCAGCGGTGTTGTTCGGCTCGGCACCAGCGAACAGGTCGTCGATACGCTGCTCGTAGGCCGCTTGGGTATCAGCATTCAGGCGATATAGCCCGACCCGACCGTCTTGCTCCTGGCGAGCTTCGATAGTCGAGAACAGCTTGTCGAATGCTTCGCTTACCGGCCCCTGCTCGTCCGGCGTCAGGTAAGGGTACCGATCAGCGGCACGGGCAAATTCCTCCAGCGAGCGGACATTGGCCAAGTAGTCATTGCGATAGCCCTGATCGGCGAGCTTGGCAATCACGTAGGTTTCGAACGCCCTCGCGCCGCGCTCGATGATCTGCGACCAGTAGGCATCAGGGTTTTTGTCCAGGGCTGCAGAGCGGCGTGACATAGGCGACTGATCCAGCACCTCGACCAGCTCGGCGAATGCCCGCTCAACTTCGGGACGAACCCCTGCAGGGTGACGTGGGTCCACCTGCCAATTCGCTGGGTTGTAATACTCGGCGGTCGGGTTCTGTTCGTGGTAGCGCCGCAACTTATCCAGCGACACCGGCTTACTCTGCTTGGTCTTGTGGATATACAGCGGCTCAGGCCGGTAGGTGATGAAGTTGTTGTTGCGATAGGCCTGCTGGGCGTTAAACCCGCGCTCCATCGGCACCTCGCCCCCACGCTGGCGAGCGAAGTAATTGTCCAGCGCGTGGAACCACTCATGCGCCAGAGAGCCGGCCCCCTTGGTCTTGGTCAGGTTGATGACCACATTACCTGGCTCAAAGTGGGCGCTGGCCCTCCCGCGACCGCGCGATCCAAAGCCAACTCCTAGGCGCCCTTCCAGGCTCAATGCTTTCGGAGGCACGCCAACAACATCAGCCAGATCCATGAAGGCATCGTAGGCCTGGTTCAACATCCCCTGCCGATCAGCTCCGCCGCTGCCCTGCGCTACCCAGTTACCGAACTCAACGCCACGGAAGCCGAAGGCCTCAATGAACTGCTCAGGGGTGATATCGGCTCCATTGCGATAATCCCGGCCGGCGCGATCCTCGTTGGTATCGCGCCGCATATCAGCCTTGGTCACATTGTCGCGGTTCTTCACCGCGTCCCACGCGGTAACGAGGTCGGCGTGATTGTCAGCCACAAACTTGCGCGCCTCGGCTACCTTGCCAAAGGTCTTGAGCCTGCGTTGTTCCTTATCCCCGTCCTTGGCAATGAACACTTCGCCGCTGCGTCGATCCGTGTAGATAGCGAACTTCATGCGCGACTCAGGCGCCGAGTTCAGGTTGATCACCGCACGGATATCGCCCATTGCCTCGGCGACCGAGTTCTTTCCAAAGAAGTGCTTCTTCCGACCGTCGACTTCGACCTCAACCCACGACCCGGGAACCATCGTGCCGCCTTCGCTGTAGCGACCGCTGGCCATGCTGACGCGACCAATGCGTCCCCACTGCGCACGATCAACGCCCATCAGCAGCTCGATTTTGTCCGCAATCGGACGCAAGCCGGGGCTGAACTGGCGCATCTTGGCCACAGTCGTGTCGGCGCCGAGCTGAGCCAAGTGCTTCAGGATTTCCCGCGCACCTTTAACCTTCTCGACCCAAGCGCGCACCTTATATGGCACCCGAGGCTTGGCTGGAATGATCTCGCGCACGGTCTGGTACGAGGCCGCGTGGAACAGGTCTTCGATCCTGGTGATCTCGTCCTTCGGCCACAGCTGGCTCAGCGTGCTGTTGGCGATAGCAGCATCATCCATGCTGTCCAGGCGCTCGCGAACGCTGCGTAGCTCGTCCTTTCGGGCACCGCCCAGCTTCTCACCAGCATCCTCTACCCTTGCAGCCTGAGGAGTGCTCGCAGGGCCAGCGCTGGCCGCATCGACTGAGGCGCTGGGGAACTCGGCAACCGTATCAAGCAGCTGGCGAATGGGGGCATCCAGGCGGATGACTTTTACGTCTTCACCTGCCTCGCGCTTGGCCAGCCATTGGTGGTGACCGTCCAGCACATGCCTATCACTGGAAATCAGGATCGAGCGCTCGCCACCATCGAATGCCTTGGCAGCCTCTACTTTCTTGGTCGAGTACTCGGCCTGGGTTGGCTTCAGCTCGCTAGCTGCAATGGTCTCCTCGGCATGCGCCACATCACGCGCGTTGAGGAAGTTGACCATCGCCCCCCGGTGCTCAGCCTTGATTTGCGGCATTTGTGCCCGAGGGATACCCAAGGTGCCGGAATCGGGGGTGAAACCGACCCACTCAGCCTTCTCCTGCCCAGAAGCAGCAACGTCAGCCGGTTGGGTGGTGCTGGAAATGGTTGGGGCGGTCCGGCCCTTGCTTGCGGGCGGCTGTCGCTGGGGGGACTTAGCAACCGCTGCCACAGCAATATTCTGTTGTGGCGAAGTTTCTTCGGAAGCCAACGGATTGGCTGCATCCTCAATACCGCGCTCTGTCCGCAGCTGTGTCCAGGCCTGCCGATTCACGCTCTCCGGCGATTCCTTGTTGAGCGCGTTGAACTGCTCAAACGGCAGCGCTGCTTGGGCGTCATCTACCTGGCGCTCGTACTCCAGCTCAAGCCGAGCAAGCGCAGCCTCATAGCCTTGAGAGCCTTTCTTGATGCCAGAAGCCTTCATCATCTTGGCAATGGCGAGCTTCCTGGGATGCCGGAGGACTTCTGGAAGTGCGGCCTTGTCCGCAGCGGATGGCGAGGGCTTCACCGTGACGGCCTTTTTCACCGGCGCAGCTTCAGGCGCCGCGACTGCAACGGCTTCTGCAGCAGGTTGCGATGCAGGTGCATCTACGGCTACGTCCGGAGCTTGATCGGTTACACCCGGAGCTGCGGATTGCTTGGCGCGAATCTCGAATTGCTTCGGGCCAACCGGTACCACTTCGAGCTGGGCAGGATTGGGGGACTTCGAAATGGCGTTCTTGGCCGCCAGCACGTTGGGAAATGTACGGGTTGGCGCCTGCTGGTCCATGCCGCGACCACTCTGCACGTAATCAGCAGGCGGGACATTGCCAATCTTGCCAGGCACCGCATTGCCGGCGGCGTCGACAGCGCTACTGTTCTGTCGCAGATCCGGGATGCCAATGGGGGCTACGGGCCCTGCTGCCGCGCGTGGCACGGCCACAGCCCAGCCCCCCTCACGCTGCACCACCACCGGCTGCTCGCCGGCAGCCACAGCCTCCTTGAAGGCCTGGCGCAGACGCACATCGCTCTCGCCCTTGAACGGGCGGCCGTTCTTCTGCACCCGGTACTCATAGCCAGAGTCGTCAGCCATCGGCGCTGCCTGCACCTGCTCGACCTGCTGCGGGCCGCTGTCCATCTCCACGGTTGGCAGCGGCAGCGACTCGCCTGCCTCTTCGACCACTTGCGGGCCGGAATCGATGTCAACGGTGGGCAGCGGAAGCTGTCTGGCCTCCCTGGTGGTCATTGAGGCCAACTGCTCGTCCGTGACGCCGAGCGCACGCAACTGGTTGCGCTCGTAGGGCGTCAAATCGTCAGCCGCCATGCCCGTGCCTTGAGGGCCGGGGTCCTGGTCTACCTCTGGCAGCAGTTGGCCAAGATCCCGTCCATCCATCGGGTCGAAGCCCTGCCGCTCGGCGTCCTGAATATGAGCCTGGGCGGCAGCCAGCGCCTCCCGCTCAGGCACCTCCACCCAGGACTGCAGGTCTGCATCCCGGTGGAAAAAGCGCAGCGCACCAGGATTGTTCTCGTCGATCTCGGTTCGGAACATCTGCTGGGCAACAGCCGTCTGCAGGTCTGCCGGCTGGTAGTCGCCGGCCTGCGCCGGCTCCGGAGCGCCATTGATCAAGGTCGCGCGCGCCGCCTCCTGCACCGGGCTCTGGCTGCCGCTCGGACCACCGTCTACGTTCGGTGCGGGCAGCAGGTTGGCGGCAGCAGACAGCGGGCCGGCGCTCGGATCGGGCCGCTCAACCGGTGCCGGGTTCGGGTTTTCCGCCGACGGCGTGGGCTGCACCAGGGGCTGGATCTTGCCGACGCCGGTCGCGGCCTGGTAGGCCTTCTGCCCGGCATACATCGCTGCGGACTGACCGACCGAAGAGAGCGCTTCCAGGGTCGCATTCTTGGTGTCCCACTCGCCGGTGGCGACGCCGGTGCCGACGTACTCGCCAGCGAACTCGCCGGCCGGGTAGATGGCGGCTGCGGCCATGTTGCGCGCGATCCTCTCGGCGCCCTGGCGCGACGACTGAAAGACCGCGTCCTGCGCCAGCAGATCCCTGAAGGCCTGCGACTGGGTGGCGCTCTTGACTGCCGCCTTGTCGCTCCCGTCCACGCCCAGAGCGGCCATGGCTCGCGCTGTCGCTGCGCGCGTAGGGCCGTTCAGCAGGCGGCCTGCGATGCCGACGGTCGCGGTGTCGACCGCGCCGATGATGCCGCCCTTGATGCTGGCCTGTTTCAGCAGCTCGCCGCGGTTCTCGTCCAGGTAGGCCTTGACCGCATCAAGGTCGGTAGGGTCGATACCGGCCTGGGCCAATCCCTCCTGCGCCATGCCGCCGCCTTCAATGGCCGCGTTACCTGCCGAGGCGCCAGCCCAGGCCCCCGCGACACCGCCAACCGTGCCGCCAATGGCTGCGCCGGGTGCTGCGCCGACGCCAGCGAACGGCGCGCCAATGGCTGCGCCGACCGGCGCGCCGATCTTGGAGCCAACCACGCCGCCGGTGACCATGCCGGCAACAGGCGCCACCATGTTGCCCATCTGCTCCAGCACGCCCTCGCCCATGGCCTGCAGGTTCTTGCCGACCGACCGGGCGCCGGCTGCGAAGCCGTCCGCCTCGTTCCAGTCCTTGCTGAACTCGCCGGCCACCGCCTTGACGCCGCCGACAATGCCGTCGCCTTCATCCCAGGCCTGCATCAGCTCAGCACCCTCCTGCATACCCGGGTTCTGCTGCCGGTAGAGAGCGGCCTCGCCTACCGTGCGCGCCGCGCCTTCGGTGTCACCCAGCGCCAGGTCGGTACTGATCGCCATGTTCTGCTTGGCTTTGTTCCAGCCGCGGCTAAGTGCGCCGTCCTGCACCACCTCGTCATCAGCGCCGAAGTCGGTTGCCGGTTGATCAGTCGCCAGCAGGTCGTTCTCGCCCCAGGTATCAGTCATTGTGTCGTTGTCCTGTCTCAGCTCTTGATGCGGATCTGGCCGTCTTTCATGTACTGCGCGCCCTTCGGCAGGGCGTCGTACTCGGCTTTGCTGGAGGGTTGCGCGATGGTTTCGCCGGAGGCTGTGGCGGCCCCTGGCGCGGCGCCGTCATCGACATACCGCCCAGTACGCTGGTCAAACACTCGCGACGCGTCCTTGGCGCCATCCGCATTGGTGCCGCCGCGCACTTCCATGTAGCGATCCTTCGCCGAGGTATTCAGCGCGTAGTACGCAGCCTCCAGCTGGGCGCGCTGCTCGGGCAGCAAATTCGGATCAGACAGCTGGCTACGCAGCTCGCTCATGCGCTGCTGATCCTCAAGGCTGTACTGGCCGGTGATCAGATCCTGCTGGAGCTTCTGCTGCTGCAGCTCCTCGGTGGCCACGCGACTGGCGCTCAGCTGGGCATCCTGGTTCGTGCGCACGGTCTCGGCCTGATCGCGCTTGTCCTGGCGCGCCAGCTTGTTATTAACCAGCTCGGCAGTGCTCGGCATGCGCGAACTGTCGCGCAGCCCGGCGACACCGAAACCGCCGCTCTCGGCCAGCTGTTCGTCACGGATCTGGTTGGCGCGCTCGAAGCGGGCCAGGGCTTCCTGGCTGCTGCCCGCCTCCATCTGGCTGAAGGTGCCGACGCCGTTGCCGACATTCGCGGAAGAGCCGCGACCGGCCAGGTCTTCACCGCCAGCACCGCGGCGCGGCACGCCGTAACCGCCAGCCGGCATGCTCTGGGCGCCAGCCACAGCTTCCGGCGAAGCTGTCTCGTTGGTGAACTCGACCTGGCCCTGCTCGTTGCGGCGCATGGCGATCTCGCCGCCCTGGGCGCCCGCACCGATCCCGGTTTTAGTCCAGCCCGGCGCGCCTCCTGCGTCGCCTGCGCCTCCTGCGCCGCCCGTAGCGGGCACAGAGGAGGCGGCAGGTGCAGATTCAGGCCCGGCGTAATCGTTGGCCTGACTGCCTGCGCCCACCGGTTCAGCGGCACCTGTCGGCGCTGTCGCGGCAGTTGCGGGCGCCTTCTGAATGCCGAGCGCATCGCGGGTCGCGGCGGCCGAGCGCTCGCGCAGATCCGCAGAGGCGGTCGACATTTGCTCGACGCCCCCGCTGACCAGGTTGCTCGCCTCGCCCCGGTACTGCTTGATCTGGCCGGTATCGCCGCCGGCCAGGCTGCCGGCGACATTGCGCACGCCGTCATAGACGGCCAGTCCAGGGTAGCCAGCAACACCCAGCGCAACCTCGCCAGCGCCGCGCAGGCCGCGAGCGTAGCTATCAGCCACGCTCTGCGCCGGCACCGGCGCTTCCTTGCGCACAGGCAGCCCGGCAGCAGGGGCCTTGCCGGCCAGTGCGTCATCGATTGCGCCCTGGCTGGCATTGCTGACGGTCTGCTCCATCTGCGCTGCCTGCTCGACATTGCGGATTTCGCGGGTGTTCTGCGCATCGCGCGCCGGCTGCATGATGTTCAGGCCAGGGGCGAACTCGTTGCTGCCACGGGTCACGGCACCGGACGGCGCCTGGCGGGCCGGCTGCGGTGTTTGGGCAGTCATGGCGGCATTTACCGCGCCATCTGCCGCACGGGAAACGGTCTGCCCCATCTTATCCGCAGCAATGGCATTACTCTGCATGCGCGCATCCTGGGCGCGCTGCAGGTCACGCGCCGGCGCAAAGCTCGAATACCCTGGCTTAACCGTGGGCTGCAGGCCAGCGGTTGCCTGAGTCTGCATGGCCGCATCGTCGGCGGCCTGGGCGTTGCGAATGTCGGGACTGGCGTCGTAGCCAGAGGCCAGCTTCAACTGCTGAGCCTGCCGGGCAAGCTGGTCTTGCTTCTGCGCCCGCTGCTCGGGGGTCCATTTCTTCTCAGGGTCTTCGACCAGGCCGCCATCAGCAAAGAACAGCTCGCCGCCGGCCGCCGAGGGCTGGCCGGTTGGTGCGTGCGTGGCATTCTTCAGCTGATTCAGCGCACGCACACCGAAGGCATGCACCTGCTCAGGCAGGATGGCGGTCTCGCCACTGCTGACGTTGACCGGCACCTTGCCGGCGCCAGCCCTGGGCGCGCCGAAGCCGAGCTGTTCCGTCGAGTCGGCCGGCATGATGTAGCTGCCGGCCGGCACCTTGGCCTTGATCGAGTCGGAAGTGCCCGTGCCGGGGCCGGTGATCTTGCCGCCGGCGCGCGGGATGCGCGCTGGCTTGGCGCGGGGAATGCCGTACATAGAGGAGCCCTCGGGGTATGTACGGCGATTCTTGGCGCTGTCCGGGCGACGCGCTAACCCTACAGGGGGTTACAGCCAGGCTACACGATCTCGCTGGACTGCTTGAGGCCGGTCCAGAACCGCGGCACAACGGGCGGCACCATCTCGGCGCCCCACGAAACCCCCAAGCTGTTCACCTCGAAGTTGTGCAGGGCTTCAAGCGTGTTCGCATCGTAGACCGTGGCAATGGGCGCGAGAATCCCATACAGGTAGCTGCCGCCTGGGCTATAGCGCGCCCCGTAGTTCATAACGCCCGTGAGGTCGTGCTGCAGGGCAAGCCCCGGAAGGGAATACACGCCAGCCGTGTCCGCATCGCCTCGAGCAATGACCACGATCCTGTCACCGTCGGGGTGGATATCCGCATCACACTGAGACCCGCTTCCCGACGCGGGCGGGTATGGAATCAGCCCCACCAACGCCCCGGTGGTCGTGTTGTACACCTCCACGCCTGTGTACTTGGGGATGGCGGCATATCCACCGGCCGCGGAAACCACTATCGAGGAGGAGTTGGAGCTCAGGGTTGCCGTCACGCTTCCGCTTTCAGCGCTTAGCCGCTGTATTCTCGGAACTTCTTCGTCGGTAGTGCGGAAGAAGATCGGGGCATCAATGGCGGGAGTGATTGATATGGCGCCATTGCGCGATACGCTCCACAGCACCGATCCGTCCAGATATGAAACAGCCTGCAGGAACAACCCGCTATGCACCACTAGATGGGGGCTACCAAACAGCGGGCCCAGCACGGTCTTGCCCATCGGCAGATCCCAGTAGACGCCCATGTCTGCGGTAAGGTGCACCCGAATCGTTGCCGGCGCGCTCCCCGCGTACGCGATCAGGTGCTGGCCGTCGATGCTGAAACCCTTGGCGTTCTCCGGCGCCGGTGTGATCAGGCCGGTGGCCGCATCTACAAGCCGCGGCGTGGCTTCTGGGAGCAGTAGCGTTTCACTCATCTTGTCCTACCTCACGGTGCTGGTGGCTCTGGAAACCACGCATGTCCAGGTTCATTGGTGCGAAGCACATTGCCGAGCAGCGAAACACCGCGGGAATCTCCCACCTTGTCGCTGACCCGCGTCCATGTTGCGCCGCCGTCGATGCTCATAAAGGTGGTGCCGGTAAAGGTGCCGGTCGGCGCTGGGTTTTCCCCGCAGCTGGTAGACCACAGCAGCACCGCTGGCCGCTCCACCTCGCCAGCCTGGCTCTCCCGCTGAACAACGGTGAGCGCGCCGATGCCGCCACCTGCTGTCGGGTACCCGGGCTCGTAGAGCAGGGTCACATCGCCGACAGTGCCGTGCTCGGTTACTGCCCCGCTCACCAGGTCATACAGGTAGAACCGGATCGAGATTGGCGTCCTGAGCGGATCGCCCGTTTCTGGTGATGGGGTCGGCGTTGCGATGAACCCCAGCTTGTTGCCGCCCAGGTAGGCCACCATCGAGGACACGGGCACATAACCCCAGCCTGGCAGGACGATCTCATACGGGGTCGCCACGTCGGTTATGGTGATCGCCGTACCGTCGAACGTCAGCACGCGCATGAGCCCCCCGGCCGGAGGCGGGTCGCTGATGTTGAAGTGCGGATAGAGCCATACGCTGGTCGCATCGCTCACTGCTGCGCCGCCGACAAAGTGCGTGCTGCCGAGCAGGTCCAGCACTTCTGCTGATTCAACGACCGTGTAGGACGCCACGTCATCGACCACATGCGCTTTCAGTGCCGCGTAGATGTTGCGGCCTGTGCGGTAGTTCGGCACGCCCGGATCATCGACGACCTCGGCATGCAACAGCACATGGACGCCGTTCTTCATCTGACAGGCGCGCGGGTAACGGAACTCCGTACCCGAAATCGAGCCTGGCGGCATGGTGCTCTGGAATACGGACGCCGACAGAATAGAGCCGGTGTGCATCCAGGTCGGCGGATCGCCCGGGGCCGGCGCCGGCACAAGCTCCGACGCCGCGGTGGCGGTGGCAATCCACAGCGCGCCCGGCATGTTGTATGGAGAGTCGAACTTGCCATACGCCTGGTCATCAAACAGCCTGGCCAGCAGCAGATGCAAACGCCGGCCGCGCCCGGTCGGCAACAAGGTCTCGCCCTCGCCCAGGTAATACGACACGCCCCACACGTCGTTGCGCTGCGCCCACTCCGGCGGGTTACTTGCGTCCAATGCCGAATCAGCGCGCGGGATCGCCGCCCAGCCGAGCGCCTGGCTATCGACGAACGTGGTGGTGAAAGTCAGCATGTTGGCTTGCTGGGCGCTTGGCGGAAATGCGCCCGTCATTTCCTCCACCGCAGCGCGTGAAGGGCCGCGCACCAGCGTCCAGTTCCTTGTCGAAAACCGGTGCACAGCCGGGTTGCTGGCGTTGAAATACCAGTCCTCGAGCTCGCGGTCCTTGGTCGCCTGGTGGGTCATGTCGCAGCCGCGCGGCCCTGCTGCCGGCGTGGAGAATGTGTAGGTGGTCGGGTCGTCCCACCCCGTCTCGCTGTCGCCGAACGAATAACCGACGCTCAAGCCGATCATCCAGCTCTCTGGCGCCGGATATTCCGGCACCTGCTGGGCGGGCTCGACTGCTGGCTGGAAACGATCGCGCTCCCCCACGGCCACCATGGCGCCGCCGACGTAGACGAAGCTTACAGTGCCGATCGGCAAACGAACGCCGGTCGGGCACAGCAGCATTTGTGGCGGGTCGATCACTACGCCGCGGGCGATCCTTCCAGTTCGAGTGGCGCGCAGCATGTAGCCGTCGATGAAGCGGTCTGTCGAGGTGTTCGCCAGACTGCCCAGCAGCAAGCGCCTGGCCATCTTCCTCGCCTCGCCCACCCACTTGTTGCCAAGTGCTGTGAGCGATTTGGCGGAGAGCAGCGCGCTTTCTGGTTTGCGCATCAGCCCGACACGATATTGGCGTTGATGGTAGAAGCCGCGCTGGACGCTGCACTGGCCACGTCGCCGTAGGCTCTCGCAGCCTGGGCCAGGGCCGCGTTGCGCGAGTCACCGGTCACCGCGGCCACCCGCAGACGGCTCTCGTCCAGCTTGCCGTTCATACGCAGATTCTCGGCCTGCAGCCGCAGCTCCTCGAAGCCCAGCTCGACCCGGTAGAAGCTGGACAGCGCATCCTGAAAGGACGCATAGGCCTGGGTGCGGATACGGCTGGCCTCCAGGTCTTTGTTGGGCAGCTCGATCCACTGCCGGTAGAAGTCGGCCATGGCCTGCATGATGCCCAGCTTCAGGCGAATAGCCTGCTCCTCGGCGAACTTCAGCAGGTCCAGCTTAATCTCGGCGTCGCGCACCGTCTGCGCGCGATTCACTGCGCCGATCGCGTCGGCGGCATCACGCTCGGCGCGGGTGATGGCGGCAATATGGGCCCCCACCGGCAACTTGAACCCGCGGGCCGAGAACTCGGCATTAAGCTGGCGCACCGAGGAAGAGCGCGCCCGGTATTCGCGGTCGCGGCTTTCGTGCCACACCGCCTCGAACACCTCTTTGCTCAGGCCGAAGGGCTTTTGCCCGGTCAGGATGCCGCACAGCCACTCTTCCGGCGTCGAGGTCAGGCAGCCGGCCTGGATCTCGGGGAAGAACTTCGTCAGCCACTTCTCGCTTTCGCCGTTCAGGAACTGGATCGTCGAGCTGGAGTTGTCCGGCGACAGCAGGTCGGCCATCGAGGTCGGCGCCTGCATCACCGGCTTCTTCAGGGTGTAATCCAGGCGCGCCACCTCAACACCGGGAACGGCGCCGGATATGCGATTGCTCGCAAACTTCGCCTCCTGCAGTGCATCTTCGGCAAAGCCAAACAGCTGCGCGATGTTGTCGTCGATTGTGCCGGCCATGATTTATTTCCTGCGTCCGAAGCTGTGCCGCTGACTGACACCCACTTCCAGTTCTATGGAGTCGACCTTGGCGAACGACAGGTCGGTAAGTTCTAGCCGGGTCGACCAGTACCGGCCGTCCACCCCCTTGGCCAGCTTGGCGCGCTGCATATTCCCCAGGCCATCCAGGCGATACACGATCTCGGGCCCGTCGTCGGCCGCGATCCGCAGATAGCACTCGCCATCGGTACGCACGCCGAGCAGCGCCGTGGTGACCCGCTTGGTCTGCGTCACGCCGAACTCGCTGGTCCCGAAGTCGATCAGCGCATTGATCAGCTCGGTGCTGCCCGCCTCGTCACCGATCCGGTACAGGCCGTCGGCCTTCAGCCCGTAGGCCTGGCCGTCGACGTTGACGAACGAAAGGAAGTCGAAGCCGCTGTACTTCGTGGGAGCCCCCGATGCCGCGTTGATGGCGTACTGCAGCGCCTGCTGCTGGGCGGTCGCGCCGCTGCTGTTAATTGCGACCTGTTCCATGGCCAGCATTTCGACCAACTGGCCGAACGACACGCTATCGCTGACTGCCAGGCTGTCCATGCCGAACAGCTCGAGGACCAGCGTGATACTGGCAAATCCGCCAACCTCCAGCGAATCGATCCCCACCAGCAACAGCGCCGCCTCGAGCACGGCCGGATCATTGGCGAATAGCAGCTCCGAGCCGTCAATGAACCCGGGCAGCAGGTATGGCTCAGCGGTTCGCAGCTGCAGACCAGCCGGCAGCTTGCCGCGCATGAGCACCAGCTGCCGGTCACCGACCAGGCCGGCCAGCGCCGGCAGTTCGGCCGAGAAGCTGATCGTTTGCCCTGAAACCAGCAGCGCGCTGAAGGCCGGCGCCGGCAGGATTGCCGATACACCACTGACCAGTGCCTCGGGGCGGCCCAGGGTCGCCGAGAACCGCAGCGGCGGCAGCTCACCGGCAAGCAGCATCACGCTGCGGTCAGCCACCAGGCCCTGCAGCGCCGGCAATTCAGCCCGGAAGCTGATCAGGCCACGCAGCCGCGACAGGCTGGCGATCAGCTGGGGCCGCGGCAGCTCCGCGCTCAGCATGAACAGCTCGCCGTCACTGACCAGCGCACGCAGTGCCGGAAGCTCTGCCGAGAAACTGATCAACGTGGCTAGCGCGCCGATAGCGGGCGAATCGACATAATCGCCCAGGCTGTAGAGCAACGCGCCGGCATACAGCGTCTCGGTGGTGGTTTCCTCGGAGGTGTAAACCTCCGCCCCGTCCACCAGATACACCGTCTCGCCGCCAAAGCGGCGCTGGATCTGCAGCACCGCCCCTGCCGCCAACGGCGCCTCTGCCGTCTTGGTGATGCCATGCTCGACAATGCTGTAGCCCTCTGGCCGCACCACAAACGAGAACGGCATGTAGCCGTAGGTGTAGTCGAAGTCGCGGTCGGTGAGGCCCAGCACCAGGGCAGACAGCACGCGCACGGTGGCCCGGAAGAAACCGAACACCGGCACCGCCTCAACACTCCGCGCGCCGCCGTTCCAGCCTGCGCTCGACAGGTAGTCGGTGCGCGCCGGCTGAGCTGCCCGGCCAACCTGCCGCGGGTAGCAGGTGACGACGTTTACATAGACCGGCCGCAAAGGGCTGTATGACACGCTGTAGCTCGACCCGCCGTAGGGCACGACCGGAGTGCGGTCGTAGGTCGGCGCGCCGAAGACCTGGCTGTCGTTTTTGCCCCACTGGGTCTGCTGCGAGGGGGGCGAATCGGTCGCCCCGCCACCGCCGGAATAACCGGCCAGCTCCTGCGTGGTGATGCAATACGCCGGCCGCTCCTGCACCGCCGACACCGCCGGAACATAGACCGCAAGCGGCTCTTTCTGCAGGCGGTTGGCCATGCCTTATTGCTCCGGTACCACCAGCTGGAACAGGTCGAAGGCCTGCGGCGCGCCCGCCACCAGCGGCAGCGCGGTGATCACCATGTCGTTACCAATTCCGCCAGCAGTGCCCTGCAGGCGAACCGCGGTCGCGCTGGCATCACCGGCATCGCCGGCCAGGACATAGCGGAAAAAGGACGGCGTGCCACCTACCAGGTTGTTCCCGGTCCAGTTCTCGGCGGCACTCTTGCTGATCACCCCGCCCGGGGCGGTTGGTTCGAGCGTGCCAGGCGTGCCGGTACCGCCGGCGCTGATCTCGTTCATCAGCACCGCCGAACCCAGTGCGGCGTCGGCCGATGCCGGTACCGGGCCAGAGTAGATCCGGACCAGTCCATTGTTGAGGGCAGCCCGAATGCTGCCAGTGATGGCGACGGCTTCGCGGTAGCCAGTGCTGACTTTGATCATGGTTGCCTCTTCAGATCGCGTTGGTAGGGATGTAGGTCAGGCCGCACACCAGCTTGGCTTCGAGCCCGGCCGATAGCGGCTTGATGGTGGAAAAGCGCACCGCGGAAATCACCAGGCCGCTGTTCGAGCCCTTCACCGGGTTGCTGACGATGCAGGAGCCGTAGACCGAGGCGTCGGCGGTCGGCGTGAACACGGCTTTCGCTGCTGCGTTGTTCAGGGTACCGGCGCCGTCATAGCCTCGCGTCCAGACCGGCCGAGTCGCCTCGCTGTAGTCGACGAACTCGCCCATCACCGACGGCAGGTCGGCGGCGCTGGTGGCGGCGCTGGGCACATAGTCGTTCTTGAACAGGCAGCAGTAGAAGTTCGGGATCTGCGCCACGTCGCCGAACGGGGCCTGGATCAGAAAATCGAGCCCCGCCTGCGGGATGCGGTTGAACTTGACCTCGTAGCTGACCAGCTCGCCGGTCAGCTTGTCGTAGATCGACAGTTCATGGAGGAAGCCGCGGACCAACAGGCCTTCGGGGTTGTGTTCGCTCATATCAGGTCTCCAGGTCAGCAAAATCGCCGGCCACCAAGTTGTTTGCCTGGGTGATGCCGCGCATGGTTGTCACCACCATCTGGTTGCCGTTGTGCTCCACCACGCCGGCGGCGCCCTTCGCGGCGATATCCGGGGCGAAGCTCTGCCGGTTCGGTAGCGCAATGGTTCCGTCCGGCGAGCCGATGGCCTGGCCGTAGCGGGTAAACCAGGCCGCGCGCCCGTCAGGCAGGGTCACGGCCGAGCCCTCGACAGCGCCAAGCTCCAGCACCACGCGCTGCATGGGCTTGTCGGTCTCCAGGCCGGTGAGGAAATAGGTCTTGTCGGCGGCGACGAAGACGCCGCCGTCGGTGACCGCCAGGGCGGTGACGGGGGCGCCGTATTGGAAGAACCCGGAAACCGGGTCCATGAGGTGGGGCCACATGGGCAGCGAGAAGAACACCGCGCTCTCGTAACGCCCGATGATTACCCCGTGATAGGCGGCGTATTCGGTGCACGGCGGCATGGCCACCAGGCCATCGGTAGCCAGCTGCTCCATGCTGTCGTCAATCCGGGTCAGCGCCCGGGCGCCGCCATGCAGCAGGCCCTGGTAGTAAGGTGTTTCCGAGTTCGCCGCCGAGGCGTACACCCGCAGCGGCCGAGGATCTGCGCTGGTGATGCGCAGGCCGCCGTCGGCCGGCACCCGGATGCTGGCAGAGTGAGCGCTGGACTCTTCGCCGTCTGCGCCTGTCGCAGTGACAGCTACACGATAGAGCCCGGCAGCCAGGCCGCCGGCGATCACCTCAACCGAGAACGCAGGCTCCTCGATCGCCCAGGGCTTCACGGAAAACCCGTCGGTGCGCAGGCTCTCGATCAGGCTGGCCAGGTACAGCTGGCCGTTCAGCTCTGCGCCGGCGATCGGACCGTTCTCGACGATGGTGCAGAGCAGATGCGCCTCGTCGGTCAGCGTCGAGTACGCCAGGATCTGCCCGCCATCGATCACCACGACGGTGCGACCAACAGGAAATGCTGCTCGTCCGGCTGCGCATGCCAGCACCTGAGCAAAGGTCGCGCGCAACTCCAGCGTGCCACCTTCCGCCGGGTCCAGATTCACCAGATCCCGAACAGCACCCTGCGGCAGCCGATGAGGCTGGGCCAGGTTGTTGATGCCGGCCGGCCAGCTGTCGAACTTAGCGCTATCCATGCACTGCCTTCGGCGTGCACACGGCCGCGCGCAGGCCGCATGCAAGTGCCAGGCATGCGCAGAGTGAGGTGTTGTAGTCGGTGGATTGCATGGCGCCCTCGCCTGTTGGCCGCGAAGATCCGCGGCGCTGTCAGGCGGGAGTGTTCATTTTCGGAGGAAGTGGCGCGAACCCTACAGGGGGTCAGCCCGTGACAAGGCCAGGACGAACCATGCCTGGTTGAAAGAACGCACTCAGCAGGGTATCAATCACCCCTTTCGACAATGGAGGCGCTATGCGCAACAGACTTGTAAGAGATGGGCTGGCGCGAAGAACAGCGCGCCAGTTCGCGGCAGAGCTACTGGAAGATCCGGATACAGTCGCCGACGCCTTTGCCGGCGAGGAACTGACCGCAGAAGAACGCCTTGTGGCCCACGCCGAGCTTCGAAAAATAGCGGCCAGTATCAGGGCGACAATGCCAGACGGCGGCTTCTAGCCCTACAGCCTCAGGCATGGTCTACGCTGTCACTGCCGCCAGGAAGGCGGCTATCTCGCACGCACGGAGGCGTACATGGGGCTCAACATCTACCGCAAGGCCGGCCAGCAGCTGCTGCTGACGGTCGAACCTGGCACCGCCGCCGAGCAGCTGCTTGAGCAACTGCAGGCCGGCATCACCATCAGGGTCTGCGAGATCCAGAAGAAGCACGCGCTGATCGGCGTATCGGCGCCTATGTGCTTGAAGATCACCAGGCCGGAGAAGTGCTTTCCGGCTGAGTGGGTCAGCACCAAGCCGCGCCCGCCTCTCTGGCGCCGGATACTTCAGCCGCTCTGGCAATAAAGCCAGCCGAACGCCATTTCAGGTCAGCCCGATGAGTTGGGCAAACGTCCGGCCGGTGCCGGTCCAAACGGCGGTTCTTGTACCGGTAGCGCCTGCAGCCTGATCAAGTTTATCGTAGGTGGACAAGCAGTACACGGTGTTGGTCAAGACTATCCTAGAATCCATACCGGTCGGTGGCGTGCTCACGCTTTGGTTAGAACCACCAGCGACGTTGCAAAGAGCCGCGATCAGTATACCCTGCGACGGCATGGATATCTGGGGAGCAACTGCGGAACTTGGTCCCCAAGTACCTGTTGCGAGCGCGCCCGCGGTAACCGTTGTCGCGCCTCGATACGAAGCACACCACCAGGACCTAAAACTCGTTCCGGTAGTCGTGAATGTATAGCTCGTTGGCTCAGACCCGGTAGCGATCTTGCTTGCGAGAAAAAGACGCTGCCCGCTGTTCACAGTATCGGAAACTGGTGTCCACCCTTCCGGTACGGTAACGACAACGGAACTCACTGTCAGCATATAAAATATCAACACGTCGCCGGCCAACGTTGTTGGTCGGGCAACGGACGTTGAGTTGTTGGTCGTACTGCTTCCACTGGTTTGGTCGACGAAGCTCTTTGGCACGATAGGTGCCTCAAATGCGCTGCTACCCCGGCGCAGGAGTAGCGGGATCATAGCGCCAGCGCCCCGTCCAGGGTCAGCGCGGTAAGCTGCTCGATGGTGAGTCCATCCAGCGGCTTCTCGGTAACGTCGCGCAGCGCCTGCTTGGCCGAAGCGATTGGCGCGGTGTCCTCTCCTGCCTCCAGGGCGCGCATGAACCTCACGTCCAGTTCTGCTAGGCGGGGCTCGCGCTCTGCCCGCAGGCGGTCGCGGGTAGAGGCCTCGGCCTTAGCTCGGTTGATGACGATCATGCGGCACCCCCGAACCCGGCCGGCTCACCGAGACTAGCCGGGTCCAGCTCCCAGGCATCGCGGAAAGTTCGGTCTACCGGGATGCTGTCAGCCGGAACGATCCAAAATGGCGCGCCCTGCGGAATGTCCTTATGACCAACGGACAGAAGCTCTTCCGTTGAGAGATTGTCTGTGGCCGGCCACACCACGGCGGCGACCCCGTTCTCTTGTGCGTACACGATAGCGTTCATGAGTTTTCCTTAGCGGAACACAGTGAGAGATATATGTGTCAGGTCAGTCGGGTTCGGACCCCAACTAGATGCCGCACCGTGCTGCTTCGTTACGATGCGCACAGATGACGAACTGCGGGCTGTGTCGGGGCTGCGTTCGCTAATCCAGTACCCGTCGTCTGTCGTGACAGTACCGGACCCAACGGTTCCCGAAACTGCGTAGTTGGCGTCCACCATCGCCGTTGTGAAGTTGACCGTGTAATCACCGGTCCCGTTGTCCGTGATACTGCTCACGTTGTAGCTGGCTCGGATGGCCACGGTTCCCGTGCCATTGAAGTTCACCCATGCTTTTGCCAACTGGCTGCTCGACACGCTGCTCGACTGGTCCACGTACATCCGCCAGCCACCGTTGTTGGTGTTCGACAGCATGTACTCGGTGACCGCGCCGGTGCCTGTCGAGGCTGTAGGTGCGGTGCCGCCCTCGATAGAGACGCTGCCCCAGCCCGCTACCGTGAAGTTCGCTGCCCCAGACTGCGTGAATACGATGCGCCGGTTTACCGCCTGACCAGCAACGCCTGCGGGCATGGTGACAGTGGTGACGTTCTGGTTCAGGTCGACGACGATCACTTCCTTCGTGGTCGCGCTCAGGTTCAGGGTGCCAGAGCTGATGGCTACCGTTTCTGTCGAGTTGTCCGCGCTACCGGTAATCGTCAGGTCACCGCTACCCAGCAGGCTGGTCCCGTTCACGGTCTTGAGGTTCGTGCCGCTGACCAGCGTGTCCTGCTTGCCGCCGATGCTCGTCACCGCGTCAGTGATCTGCTTCTGCAGCTTGCCCAGCGCGGACAGCAGGGTGTCAGCCGCTGAGATAGCGCCGCCCGCGAGAAGGCTGAGCCCGGTCAGTACCGTGCCGCGCACCCGTGCCTCGGTGTGGTACAGGTTGGTCGCGCCCTCGGCCAGGCTGTCGGTGTTGGCGTTTGCCGTGGCGCCGGCAGCCACGCCACCCAGCTTCGCCTGCTCGGCGTCCGTGAAGGCGTTGGTATCTGGGTTCGACTCGTAGAGGGTTTTGACCTGGGCAGCGGTAACGGGGTCGGCGCTGCCGGCCTGCGCCACCCACTCGCTGTCGCTGGCGTCCCAGATGTAGCGCAGCACCGGATCACCGGCGCCGGCATCCACATCGGCATAGTCGCCGACCGAGGCGGTTGGATAAGCCGCCTGCAGGGCCACCAGATTGGTGAAGGTGCCCTTGAAGTGGCTGCTCTCCAGCGCCGCCAGCTTCGCTTTCTCCGCTGCAGTGAAGTCGGACTGGCTGAGACCGTAGCCAGCCAGCTTGTCGACCTTGGCGTCCAGGCCAGCGGCCAGCACTGTAGGCTGAACAGCGGTGTCAGCCAGAGCGCCCTGCGCCGATGAAGCCGCGCCGATATCGCCCGGGGCAGCAGGAATGAACGGCTTCCCTGCCAGATCCGCATAAGCGCCACTGGTGGCAACCAGAGCCAGCGCGCCAGGCTGGACGGCCGTGTCCGCCTTGGCGCCCTGGGCGGCTGTCGCGGGGGAAAAGCCGAGCGCACCGATCACGTCGCCGCCGACCAGGGTAACGGCGCCACCTCGGCCATTGAAGGTCGCTACACCGGCCACGGCAGATGCAATCGGAGACCAGGTGCTGTCCTTCCTGGCGTAGAACTCGCCGTCGGCTGGCGCATCGTCGAACCCGACCCCAGCGCGCCCGCGCTGACCGGCGGCGATCACGGCCCGGCGCTGCCCCTGCTTGACCACGATCACACCGCTCATACGGTCACCTCGTCAGCAACGACAACCTGGCTGATCGCCGTCAGCGGATACACCTCGCCGCCCGGGGCGATCGCTTCCACGTCGTAGACGCCACGCTTCCAGGTCAACGCCGCAGCAGTCGCTGCATTCATGGTCAGCACGAACTGGCTGCGCGCCACGTCGACCAGCGCCAGCCCATCCGGGGCCTCGGCTGGATCGCTGTGCCAGGTGAACAGCACGGTTCCGCCCACCTTGTCGCGCACCTGAGCCCGGCAGTGCCAGCCGGCCAGGGCGACCGGCTTGCTGAGCACCACCAGGCCAGAGCCAGAAAACGGCTTCCAGCAGTGCGCGTTCACCGCATTCAGCTCGATGGTGTTGGCGTCGACCACCGTAACGAAGTGGCATGCGCCATCCTCGCTGTTCAGCTCGGCCGGCGCCTTGACGCACTGCACCTGCACCGGCCAGCCTTCGGGGATGCCGTGCACAGCCACGGTGAGCTGGACAGGTGCCTTGCTCGGCATCGCCGTGATCGGCAGGTACAGCAGCTCGTCGTCCGCATACAGGTAGGCGAACTCGAAGGTCTTGCCGCGGATGATGGTGAGGTCGATTTCAGGCGCCACGGCGATTCTCCTTGCTCATGCTCATGCGGACTCGCGGTAGTTGACCAGGGTGCGCGGGTCGGCGCATGGGCGCAGCTCGGGAGCCCCAATCTTGAGCACGCCGGAACCTGTCTTCGAGTTGTCGATCTTGATCCGCGGCTGGAAACGCAAAGTGCTCGACGCATTGATGATCTGGAAAGGCGGAGTGAAGATGACGCCACTCCACGTCTCAGTCGGCCACTGGTCTGCTGAGTAGTCTTCCATGCCGTAGGCCAGAATCCCGCCGACTGCATTGTCGCGAAGGTGCATGGTTATGCCTTGCCAGCCAGCCCAGGCGGAGACATCGACCTCCATCGAGGCACGCACCCAGGTGCCAACAGGGAGGTTATGCGCGATGTCAGTTGTCGCGGTCTGCCAATAGAACAGCTCGGTGCCGGCAACCTGGTTCGGCGTGAACGTCAGCACCTGATAGTTACCGCGGCCATCGGCACGCGCTTCTTTGCTGGCAGCGCAAGCGCAGCCTATGGAGGTGTTGCGCAGGATGCGATAGCTGTCGGCGCAGGTTCCGGTAACCGGTGCCGACACAGTGCCACCGGCCCCGGTCAACATCGGGTTGGCTGCCTTGTTGCCAAGCGGGTTAAGCGCGGCGTCAAACAGGTCGTCTGGAGCCACTACGCGGCGAGAGCCGAGAGGAAGAATACGCGCCATGAACTGGCCGAACATCTTGCCGATGGCATATCCAGCAAGTGTCGTAGTGTGAATGCCATCAGGCGAGTACCCAGCCTTCGGGTTGCCATTCGCGCTGTTGAAATCGATCCAGTATTCGTTCCAGTCGAACATGAAGCAGTTGCGGCGGCTGGCTACCAGCTCGCGCGCCTTCTGATTCACGTAGTGACACTTCTTGCGGTAGCCGGATGCAGTCGTCCAGCTCACATCGTCACGCATCAGAACGGGAAGCAGAATCACCAGCTTGCCTGCAGCAATGAATGCATCCACCAGCGCCTGACGATTAGCGGCAATCGTATCCGCAGCAACCGAGGCCATGTCGTTCGTGCCGGCGCTGATCACGATGATGTCGTAGTCGGTGTTATCGATCAGGTAGCGATGGCGGGCGACGATCTGCGAAGAAGTCTGCCCGCCTACGCCTGCATTGGCGCCGCGAAAACTGACTGTAGAGCCTGCGCCAGTTGGCTCCCAGCCTGGGCGTACAGTTGCGTCATACCACACGTCGAAGGTGAACAAGCCAGGGTTCAGTACCTGCGACCAGTTGATGAAGCCGCGCGACCAGCTCGACAGCTTAAGGGACGAGTTTGCCGTGTGATGGTGCTCGGCCAATGACTCACCAATGATCGCCAAGCGATAGCCGCGCGCAGCAATGACTGGCGCCGCGGGATTGAGTAGCAGGCTCATTCGATCGAGTACTCCGCGCCGTTGGATGGGGTAAACCGCACCGGCCCTGCGCCGAACTGCATCAGGTGGGCGCCATCGGCCGTGAAGGTATCCGCGGCAACCCAGTTCGCTCCGACCAGCTTTTCAACGACCAGGGAGCCGCCATTGGTGCGGACAATGAGCAGCCGCGGCTCCCTGGAGCGGTACTGGGTGGAGAACTGGGTGGAAAGGACTTTTGACGACATATCAGCTCTCCTTACTGGCAGCCACCGCGCACTGCGGCTCGGCTTCAAACAGCGCACGCTGGTGCAGGCGCTCGCGCAACTGGTAGCCCATCAGCGGCCAGACCTTGGCTACGGCGTTGTCGCGGGCGATCTTGCGGCCGATCTCGGCGTCGAAGTTCTCCGGACTGGCGCAGGCGCTCTCCCCGGTGACGGTGAAGCCGTTGCGCAGCACCAGCACGCAGAAGGTCAGCAGTCCCAGTGTCTTCGGCAATTCCTCGCGGGCGGTCGGATTGATCTCGCGCCCATCGTTGACGTAGTAGCCCGTGATGCCGTCGAAGGCCGTGAAATACAACTCGCTGGCGATGTTCGCTTGAAGGTCGGCCGGGGTAATGCGCGGCGCTGTCAGGCCCTTAGCCTGGATCTCCTGCTCGATCGCCAGGTCAGCGGACGGCGGCACGGTGATGGTCGCCGGGGCATCCTTCAACTGTACTGCAAGCTGCTCGATCTTGGCCGCCTGCCCCTTCTGGAACGGCATCCATTCGGCATAGCCGGCGTGGTCGCGCACCGCATCGCCTTCCTGCAGCAGGGTCACACTGCGCTTATCGAACGGCGTGCCGTTGTGGTCCACCACCGACAGATTGACCATGCGATCGCTGTGCACGAAGGCGACAGTGGCAGCCATCGGCTGGTCGCTGCCTGGGTAGGCGAACACGCCCTGCGCGAGGTCGTAGGCGGCAGGCCAATACCAAACGACGCGGCCAACGGTGGGTTTGATCATGGTGTCACTCCTATCTTGCACTTGCTGTGCAGGGTGGTGAGTTCGGCCTGGAGGCCGGTTATTTGCGCTCGCTGCTGCTTGAGGCCGGAAACGAGGGCTGGATAAGCTCGTTCAGCAGCGGCTGTAAGTCTTGGGGCTCCTGCATCAGGCTCGCCGGCAGCGGGCCCGGCTCCGTCCACTCGCACTGCTGGGCAGGTGGCTGCGACCCGCAGCCCGCAAGTGCCATCAGCAAGGCAGCGACGCAGGCGCTCGGCTTCGTCTTCAGCACTCTGTTTCTCCTCGAGGTAGGTGGTTTCGATAGCGGCCTGGTCCGTGGCCAGTTCGCGCTGGAGACGCAGCGTGACGCGCAGTGACGCGGCCGTGGCGTCACTCGCCGTCGCGGCCGTCACGGCGGTGTCACGCTCCGCTGTCACATGATCGAGACGCCAGAGCGCGGCCAGCAGCAGAACGCCCAGGGCGCCGGCGAGGATCAGCAGCACGCGAGTCATTGCGCACCCCGGCACTTGGCGTGGCGCTGCAGCTGCCGCTCCCAGACGCCCCAGCAGCGTTTGTTGCCCGGCGTCGAGCAGTCGTAGCCGGCCGCCCGTCTCCACAGCAGTAGCGCGTCGCAGGCCTGCACATACCGTCCGGCCAGCAGCTCGCGGCGCATCGCTGACTTGCGCCAGTTGCCGATGCCGTACTGCCCGATGAAGTCGAGGTAGAGGTCAAACTCCTCCTGGTACAGGCTCACGCCAGGCAGCGAGGCGGCCAGGGCCTGCTCGTCAACGCGGATCAGGTTGCGGGCCAGAATGGCGGCGCGCTCGCGCGTGATCGGCGGGTCGGTCAGTTCCACCGGCGTGCCATCTTCGTACCGAGTCGAGCCGTGGCCGATGGTTGGCACGTCGCCCTTGGTCGGGATCTCCGCCGTCGCGGTGAAACCCTCGGACGCCTTCCAGCCGGCGAAGCCAGTCGCGCTCATGACCAGGGTGAGCGCCAGGGCCCGGGTGCGCTTCATGTGTCGCACCGCTCCCGCATAGCCGCCAGCCTGGCTGCGCTTTCGACTGCCTCACGCTTATCGCGGCGATGCTGGAAGTAGATGTTTGCCGACAAACCGATCAGGGCGATCAGGAAGCCGCCCAGGCCAATCCAGTTCACCTGGATCAGCCAGCCGTAGAGGCCAGCAATGGCCCCGCCGAGCATGCCCTTGTTCGAAATGGAAACGGCCAGGGTCTCGACGACGCCTTCGTGGACCTGCTGCGCCATGTGGGTGCTCCTGTTCTGGCTGCTCTGCATGTGAGGGCAAGCTATAGAGCGGAGCAAAAAGCGGCGAACCCTACAGGGGGTTAGGTCCAGGCCACGTTGTGGTGAGGGCCGTCCTCGCGGGTGATCCGGCGCAGGTCGCTGTCCGGGCGCTCGCCGAAATAGCCGGTAAATTCGCGCAGGGCATCACCCGCCTTGCCCAGGTCCAGGGTTTCGGAGTCGGGAATGCTGAACGCCCGGTACTTGGCCCAGGCGATCAGGTGGCGGTGATGCGCCTGATGGATCTCGGGCGATGAGGTGCCGCTCTCGGCCAGGGACTTGAGCGGCAGGCGATAGCCCTCCAGCAGCAGGGTGCCGGCGGCGTCCGGCATGGGCGCCAGGCGGATCGAGGTATCACCCTGGATGGCGTAGCGCGGCTGCCCCTGCTCGTCGCGCCAGCTCGGCCAGGTGCGGTCCAGTTCTTCGGCAGAAGCAAGCACGACCCGCTCGCGCCGACTGGCGCCGGCAGGCCGGAAGGCAATGTGGCTGATCTCGTACAGGGCCGAATGCAGCGGATAGACCGATACCCCGGCAGAAACATCGATCTCGCACACCCGCGGTGACTGAGCCTCATGCAGCAACCGCCCGCGAATGGCAGCCTCGGCTTCCGCTTCGGCCAACCACTGCGCCACCCAGGGCGTCTCGAAGAAGAACCTCGGACCTACCGTGTCCTGGGTGTCGATGCGGAAGACTGCAATCAGCTCGTCGCGGGTCATTACACAATCCCGAACCGGTTGATGTGCGCGATGATCTCGGCGCGCATGGTTTCAGGCTTCTTGGTCTTGGCCAGCTTGAGCTGGAATCGGTTCATGGCGAACTCGACCAGGGTATCCCTGTCTTGCATCTGGTTCACCTGGTCGATCACGGCGAACTCGATAGAGCTCTCGTCCTTCTCGGCCTTCAGCTTCTCGCCAACCTTCAACAGATCGGCAGTGTCATCCTGCGGGGTTTCGCCCGCTTCAACCAGGGCGACCTCCTCGAACAGGTCGCGGTGGCGCAGCAGCTGGCGCGCCACATTGCCAGGCAGCGGGCGGATCTGCTCGGAGTCGAAAGACAGGCCGGTGCGATACAGCGTGTCCGTCCAGTGCTGGCGGCGGCCGATGTACTTCACCGCAATGGCGCCGGGCGCCAGCTTGCTGACCGCGGCCTTGACGTTGGCAGCCACAGCACCCGTGCCGGGCTGGGCCGGCAGCTTCAGCTTGGTCTGCAGCTCGGCGATCTGGTCGCGCAGGGCCTGCACGTCCACCTCGTCGGCGTCCGGAATGCTCTTCAGCGCATGCACCACGCCGCGGAACAGGTAGTCCTTGGCCTTCTGCTCGGGCGGCAGCTCGGCATAGGGGCGGCAGCAGGGGTGAGCCTTGGTCAGCTCGTCCTTGATCGGGCCATAGATCCAGCCGTCGGCGATCTTCTGCGCCAGCCAGGATTCGTGCGACTGCTCGGGGGTGGCGTCGGGGTTGGCCAGGTGCATTTCCACGCCGGCAATGACCGACTGCTGCTGCCACTCCGGGGCGTCTTCCCAGGCAAGCCGGGCTGCATCGCCCAGGGCGGCGCAGTACGCGCGGTTGATTTCGTGCGCCACTCGGGCGATTACCAGAACTTTCATGTCCTACTCCTGCGTGAAGGGCGAGCCGAACGGTGCCGGCTCGCCCTATTGCGGCGGCTCCCGATTAACGCGGGCCGAGCTGCTCGCCAGTCACCACTACCTTGATATCGCTGGCCTTGGCGTTGGCCGCGACAGCGGTGGTGAGGATCAGGCGGGCCGGCTTGGGCAGGGTCACCAGCTTGGAGCCGGTGGCGCGCTTGCGGCCGGCAGCCGCCAGGTCGATGCCTGCGCCGAAGTAGGCCGCATCCTGGGGAACTTCCGCCGAGTCCACGCCGTCTTCGTACTTGAAGCCGAGGGAGCCGGTGATGGTGGCGGTCATGCCGGTGGTGACGAACACCGAGGCATCATCGAGCCGCATGCCTTCGGGCAGCGGGCCGAGGTCGATCACGTCACCGATGCCGATGGCCGCAGCCGAATCGGCAGCGATGGCGCCGCCGTTCGCAGCAGTAGCCAGGGCGAAAGCCAGCGAAGTGACGTTGCCATAGGGCGCGTTGCCGAACTGGCGCATGTGGGCGCTATTGAGTTTCACGGTAGCCATGGTGGCCTCCTATCGAATTGCGAGTCAGAAATGGGCAGCAGCGCTGCCCATGTACCGGGTGGTTAGGCGGCGTTCAGCGGGACTACGGTGTCCAGCACCGCGGCGCCGTAGTCGGTGAACTCATCGCGCTCGCCGGTATTCACCAAGAAGCGGATCTTGGAGACGCCGCGGATGCAGCCGATCAGCAGCTCCACCTTGTCGCCGTGATCCATTTCCTCCTCCGACCAGAAGTACGGGATGCCCGACTTGTCGGAGCGCGCCAGCGCTTCGCCCACGGCCTGGCCACCGAGCAGGATCGCGCGGTCCACCGCGAACTGATTGGTGAAGGAGGCCGGGACCACCACGCCGCTCTCGGTCTCGCTGGTGTATTCGTTGCAGTACTTCACGGTGTCGCCGGAGAAGAAGCGGATCGGGATGTTCTGCTTGATGATGAGGAAGTTGTTCCACAGGCCCACCTCACCCTTGAAGATCGGGTGTTGCTTGGCGTTGCCGGCGCGAGCCAGCGCAGAGGCCTGCATCGAGCGGAACGCCGGGTCGGCGGCGAACTGGTTGTACTGCAGCGGGGTGACCAGCAGCACGCGCAGCGGGTCGTCCTCGGCGGCCTCGTCGCCCTCGAACTTGACGATCGGTGGAGGCAGGACCATTTCGTCCATGACCGCGCGCAGCGAGTCGACCACGCTCATGCTGAGCACGTCGGTGCTGCTGATATCCATCTCGCCAGCGTTGACCTTGAAGCCCGACACGCCGCCACCATCGACGATGAAGTGACGGTTCTTGGTCGGCGCCTTCACGCGGTTGACCATGACCGCATTGAAGCGCGGATCGCTTTCCAGCGGCACGCTCCAGGTCTGGTTCATCACGTTACCGCGCGCACCGGCGGCATGGACGATCAGCGACTGGTCAACGTAGCGATCCATGGTGGCCTGAGCGACCGGGCGGCCCAGCTTGCGGAAGTCCACGGGCGAGCGGATCTGGGTCATGTTGTCGCTGAGCTTGACCGGGATACGCGCCTGGTTCACGCGGAGACGGTCTTCGGACAGGCTCATGCCGGTGCCGCGGCCCTCGGCGACTTCGCTACCCATGATCGGGATGGCGCCGAACGGGTTGACCAGGTTGAACACCACCTCGTCGCCGGTGCCCTTGCCCAGGTCCATACAGCGGACGATGGGCATGTCCGAACTGGTCTGGTTCTTGATGGTGGCCGAAGCGGACGCCTCGCCCTTCGGCATCTTGCCGATCAGGCGGGACAGCTTGTTGTTGCGCTTCATGTGGGTGGCAAACAGGCCGGCGGCCTGCTGGACCATGTTTTTCTTGTCGCCATACGGCGCATGGGAGTTCTGGGTAGTCATCGTGACCTCCTGCTGTATCGATTCGCCTTAAAGGCTGTTCATGTACCGATCGATCTTTTCTTGCGGCCAGTCATCCATCGCGGCGATCAGCTCGGCACCGCTCATGCCGGCCATTGCCTCTTCGCTGGATGCAGCCCCTACGCGCCCGCCGGGAATGTCGGAGAGGCTTACAGGCGGCTGCGCCTGCGACCTCGCAGCGACAGCCCTGGCTGCGGCTTTCACATCGGTTGTTGCGGGTTGAGTCCGACCGCTTTCACCCTTGAACGAATTGAAAAGCTCGATGACCTGCGCAGTGGTGCCGCGCTCCAGCACCTGCTCGAAGCCGGCGCGAACTGCCGCCTGCTGGAAGCTCGGCTGTGCCGCGACCTGCTGCTCGATCCACGACTTCAGCTCCTGGCTTTCCACCAGGGAGTCGAGGTCGGGGTGCGCGTCATAGATGGCCTTGGCGTGCGCTTCCTGCGCGCTCAGCTGCTGGCTTTGCTGGAATGGCTCCAGCGCCTGCTTGAGCTTGCTATCCATCTGCGCCATGGCCGACGCGACGCGTTGGTCAGCGACGCGAGCCATGCCCTTGACGATGGCTTCTGCGGAGAAATCCCCCAGCAGTTCGTCAGGGTCCAGACCTGCCTCCAAGGCCGCATCAATCGCGGCAGCCTCGGCCGGCGCTATCGCAGCGGCGGCGGTTTTCTGAGGCTGTGCACGCAGAGCTTCCAGCTCCTGCATTGCGGTCTCGTACTTGGTCTGCAGCTCGGCGGCCTGGCCTTTCCAGTGCTTCTCGCCTTCGCGTGACTTCAGCAGCACCCCGTAGTCGATGGTGTGCTTCCTGTCCCTGGCCAGAATTACGGTGTTCTCCGCATCCAGGGCCTCTTCGTTCGGTGCACTGTCCTGTGCGGCGTCCGGCTTCCCTTGCTCAGCCTGGCCATCTGCAGTGGCTGCGCCGGGCGCGCCGCCTTCTTCCGACAACTCGGTGTCGGTATCGCCCTCTTCGCCCAGCCACAAGAGCTGCGCGACCTGCTCATGACTCAGCTCGCCGTCGAGTGATTCGATGAACTCGTTTTCTTTACTCATGCCTGTCCCGCCACATATCGCCGTAGCCGCAAGGGGTTCAGCAGGTGCAGGCGTTGCCGCCCGCTCTTCGCTGTGCGCTGCACAACTTGATGGCGAGTGTCGATACGGGGGCTGAAAACGAAAAACCCTACAGGGGGTCAGCCCTGCAGGGTTCTGGTGGACTGCCTGGAGTCAGGCGAGGTTGTCGCCGGAGGCCGGTGTCTCGATGCCTTGCATGCCGGCGCCTGGCTGCTGCGGAACCGGCGGGTATGCCGGGCTGGTGTTCTGCTGCACGTCCATGGCTGGAGCAGGCGCCGCGGGCATGGCGGCAGGCTGCGGAAAGTTCGGATCGTCACCGCCCGGGTTGGGCAACTGGTACCCGGCACTCTGCATGATGGCGTCGGCGATCGGCGCAATCTGCGGCATGGTGGCGACCTGCACGCCGCCCTGCATGGCGGAATACGCGGTCTGCACGCCGATTTGCACGGCCTCGGCCAGCAGCTTGCGGATCTCGCCCTCGGACTTCTTCTCCTTGATCGCCACCTCGCGCAGCCTGACCTCCATGTCGGACTTTGCCAGGGCGTCCTTGACCGCCTGCTCGATGCGTTTCTCGATCTGCTCCGGGCTTTCCTGTGCCGATGCGGCGCGGATGGCCTTGACCACATCGCGCTTGAACGGCACATCCATGAGGCTGACCAGGAACGGCAGCACGGCGGCCTGGTACTGCGGCGGCAGCGACTTGACCGCCTCGGACAGCGCATTGAGCTGCTGGCCGCGGTAGCTCTTGGTGCTCGGCACATCTTCCAGGGCGACTTTCAGGCGGGTGCGCTGCAGGTCGTTGCTCAGGTAGCTGAACCTGGTGTCCGGGTCGGTCTCGGGCTTGTTGATCACCACCGTGCGATCCTCGCGCACAGCATCGCCCTCGATGATGATGGTCTGCTCGTCGGTGCCCATGTCCTCGACGATCAAGGCCAGCAACAGCTCGCCGACCATCGACCGGCCGGCGCGGAAGTTGTCCATGATCCGGGCCAGGCTCTGGTTACTCTGCTCGACCTGGGTCTGCTCCTGTAGGCCGCTGCGGGCGGTGCCTTCCTTGCCCATGAAGCCCGAGGTCACTGCGCTGACGCGCTGGATGGCGCTGCGGCTGTCGTTGATCAGCTGGAACTGCTGGTTGTTGAGGGTGAAGTCGCGCTTCACCTCGAACCGCGCGCCTTGCTTCGCCATGTGCTCGGCGTTGAGGATGATATCGGCGTCGACCCGCGCCACCTGCTGCCGGAATTGCGAGTCGGTCATATCGACAGCACCCTTGGTGCGCTCGGTGCGGACAGCTGACATGCCCCAGCGCAGCTTGCTGATGCCACTGTTCAGGCTGTCCTGCGGGAAGATCATGCCGCGGACATAGCCGTAGGGCACGCCGGTGCTGTCTTCCTTGAAGCCCCAGAACGGGACATAGGGGAAATGCCGATGGCTGTAGGGGCTCGGCCCATCGTGCAGGCAGTGCGGGCCCAGCCAGTAACTACGGCGCACGCGGGCGACGATGGCATGGGAGAACTGCGCCCGGCCGCTGGCCAGCGCCACGTTATGCGCCATGTTGTTCTCGTCGTACTCGACCACGCGCCCATCCGGCGTGCGGATCACGCCCACCTCGACCCAGCGCCGGTACCAGAGCTCTACCAGGCAGGCCTGCTTGTTGGTCGGGTTGTACCAGCGATCCTCGCTCACGGTCCAGGCGCGCGCATCGCCCCAGGCGTTGTGCAGGCCGGTGGACGAGCCACCATCAGCAATCTCGATCGCCTCCTCCGCCCACCAAGACGCGCCATTCCTGCCGACCAGCTCGATCAGCTCCTTGTGCTGCTTGAACACCAGCGCAATGCGCTTCGGCGACAGCCAGCGCTGGCGGCGCAGAAAGCGCGCATCGCTCAGGTCCGGCTCTTGCGCCGCGGTATCCCAGTGGATCTCGTTGCGGTGCACGGCGACGCAGCGATACGGGTACTTGAAGGGGTCGCTCTCGCGCTTCACCTCGACCCAGCCCAGGCCGACACCAATCTGCGGGCGGAAGGCATCGGAGCACGCGCGGTCGGCCTTGCTCTCGCGCTCGGCCTGGTTGAGCTTGTAATTCAGGGCGTCGGCCACGTCCTGGCCACCGGTGCCGCCGTCCGGGGTGACACGCCAGTCCGAGCGAATGGTGGCCTCATAGCCCTGGATCGACAGCAGCGCCGGCCCGATCAGATCCTCGACCGCCGGCGGAATGCCCAGTGCACGCTGCCGCTGCAGCAGGTCGGAGTCGAGCTGGTTGCCGTCGGCGTAGTCCATTTCCTTGTCGGCAGTGCTGCGCCAGCGCGGCTGCTCCTCGATCTCGTCAAGGAACTCGGTGTACTCGTACAGGCTCAGAGCCAGGTCGTCGGCCGGCTGCTCTGGGCGTTTGATCGCTGTGGCGTCCATAGTGTGTGTCCTCAGCAGCGCCAGTCGGGTGCCGGCGCCTCCTCGTAGGCGGTTTCGAAGTGCGTCGGCATGCTCTCAACGGCCTGGCCGATGTAGCGGAACATGTCGGCGCCGTGTGAGAACTCGTCGTGCAGCGGGGCCATTGGCTCGCCGGTCTTGGTGTGAATGTCGCGGCGATAGCGCTTCAGGCACTCCAGCAAGCGGGCCGTCCTGGTTTTGTCGAAGTAGCAGCGCGGGAACATCATGCGGGCGGCCTTGATGCCTTCCTCTACGCTGGTCTGCGCCAGGCACACGACACTGCGCCGGCCCATAGCCTGCAGCTGCTCCTGGGTCGACTTGCCGGTCTGGAAGTTGCGCGTTCGGCCGTCGTGCGGCAGGTAGTCGGTGCCCCAGCGATACGGCAGCTTTTCCAGCTGGGCGACGTACCAGTCGAGCGTGCGGTGGCTGTCCTCGATGTAGCCGATGATCCGTATGTCCATTGGGCCGCGCTGGACCAGGCCAATGGTCATCGCATCGTTCCAGCCCAAGTCCCAGATCGTGTGCACGGGCAGCGAGGGATCGTAGGGCACCGGGCAAACACGCCCATCGGCAAACAGCGCCTCGATCTCATGCCGGTATATCGCGCCCTCGGCGACGGTGCGCGGCTTGCCTTCCCAGACATGCTCGTAATCCTCCTGCGACTGGCTGCGCTTGGCCTTCAGTCGCTCCTGGTTGAGCACTTCGGGGAACCACGGGTTATCGCGCCAGTTGATCTCGCAGCACCAGGTGTCGTCGCTGGGGCTGGCGATGAAGCGCACGTAGGTGTCGTCGGTATCCATGTCCGGGTTGAGGGTCAGCCAGATTTCGCTGCCCTCTTTGCGGATGGTCGGAATCAGCACGTCCCAGGACTTCTTGCTGACGCCGTGGGCCTCTTCGACCCACACGATATCGACGCCCTCGAACGACTTGATGGAGTCGACGGTGTGCGATTGCAGGCCGGCGAACAGGATCAGCGAGCCATTGGCGCCGCGGATCTCAGTGTCGAGCACCTGGAAAAACGATTCCATGCCCAGCTTGACGATCTGGTCCTTCAACAGCCGGTGAACCGAGTCGCGCATGGATTTCTGCACTTCTCGCGCACACAGGATGCGCAACGGCCGGTCGGCCGCCATCGTCAGCAGCACGCCGGCCACGGACCATGACTTGCCGCCGCCGCGACCGCCGTGCATCACCTTGTACCGGCGCGGCTCGAACAGCGGCGCCAGCTTCTCAGGCAGCTGCAGCCTGGCGAATGGCGGCTCCATGGCAGTCATTCGTCGCCCTCACTCACAGGCCGCGGCCTGACGAACTCCACAGCGATGCGCGACTGGATAGGGCCGCCATTCGGGCCGGTATGCGTCGCCTCGATCTTGTCGCCGTACTTCTTCGGCGCCATCTTGCTGGCCAGCCACTTACGGGCATCCACACGCAGACGGTTGCGAGCCACTGCAGTGGAATCAAACACCACTTCCGTGCCGCCATCGCCGTCGTCATCGCGCGACCCGTGCTTGTCGGCCCGAACCATCGTGCACTGCTCGTCAGCGATGGACAGGATCTCCTCGGCCAGGAAATCGGCCTGAGCCTCGCGCGCGCGCGCGTATTGGTCTCGAAACTCTTGCCGCGCATCGTCAGCAAGCCAGCGCAGCACAGTGGAAATCGACGGCATACCGTCCAGCTCGCACACCTTTCGCAGGCTCATGCCTTCAGCGATACCCGTACAGATCGCCGTCACAAGCTTCTCGGTGTAATCAGTCGGGCGGCCAGGCTTGCGGGCAGGCGACTTCGCGCCGACGCCCCTCCCTTTGGCTGTCTGCTTAGCGCGTGGCTTGGATACGGGCTTTGCGCCCTTGGTGTCTGCTGTCATGGCCGGGAGTGTTCCCGGCATAGCGGATAGGGTCGAACCCTACAGGGGGTTTACGCCTGGCATGAAAAAGCCCGCACTCGGCGGGCTCTTCCTACAGGTCGGCGATCAACACGGTACCAGGCGCTGGATACTGCGTACCGGCTCAGCCCGATCAAACACCAGGCCCGCACTGGCCACTCGCATGTCACTTCGCAATCGCGTGGTGGTGCGAGGGGATTCCTGGGCCTGGGTGACAGCCGCGGTATCCTCGGCGCCGGCCAGCGCGGCGGCGTAGTCGCCAGCCTGACTCTGCACCATGTAGGCAGCATCCAGCTGCAGATCCTGCACAGCGTCGCCGGCGGTTGCCACACCGCAGTGCGCCAACAGAGTCAGGGCCAGGCCCAGGAAGATTCGTTTAATGAGCATGTGTCGCCTCTCTCGGGTTGTTGGGGTGATTGGCAACCCGAGAGTGGCGTGGCGCTACTGCTGGCTCAAACCCTACAAGGGGTCAGGCTTACCCAATCAGAGCCAGCTGCGGCGACTCCGGCGCACCCCGCTCTGCCACGAACGCCTTTACCTGACGCTCCAGCTGCCGCACGCGCAATGCCAGCTCGGCATTCATTACGACGGCCTGGTTGCCCAGCTCGATCTGTGACGCCTGGATGGCGCGAGCGCCCAGCATCGTGGCCAGAGTGCGAGCCTCCCGCGGGGTCAGGTGCATCACCTCCTCCCCCACATCGAGCACCACGGTGCCGTCGGGCAACTCGGTGTGGCTGATCTGGCGCGCCGGCGGGTGCTGATCGACCGGGACGAACACCCCGCGCTGCATGCGGTGAACCAGCCCCTCGTCCGCCAGGTGCTTGAGGCGGTCGTCGATGATGGTCAGCTTCAGCTTGGTCAGCTCCTGCAGGGCCTCCCGGGTGACCACCTGCTCTTGGTTGTGCAGATCCTGCACGGCATCCAGCACAATCTGCGTCGATGACTTCTTCTCGGTCACTGTAATCTCCCCCCGTCTCGAATGAACCCAGCATCACGTAGCAGCTGCCGCTGCTCGGCCAGCCACTGCTGGAAATGCACCCTGTCGTCCCGCTTCACGCGAGCCCCCTTTTCATTTCACGCACCAGGGCCCGGTACTTGGCCTTGATGCCCTTCAGTTCGTCGATGGTGTAACGCTGCGGCTCATGCGGACCTTCCAGCCATGCCACCTGGTCGGCACCGATCCGGCCCACCAGGTTGATGCGGTAGTTCACGATGTCGCCGGACTTGTGGTTGTTGCACGGGGCGCACTGCTTGTGGACGTTCAGCAGCTCGAAGCGCAGTTCAGGGTTGGCGCCGACCGTGCGGTAGTGCCCGGCATGCCACTGGCCCTGGTGATGACGGCCGCAGCTTATGCACGGCAGATCGCGGTCACGCTCGCGGATGAAGGCATTGAAGGCGGCCTGGGCTTCCTTCATGTGCTCGGCGCGAGACTTGACCCGCTCCTTCGCCACCCGGATGGCCTTGCGCTCTATCTTGTCGAGTGCCTTGCGCTCACGGCTCTGCTTCTGGCGAGCGATCACCAGGGCGCAGTCAGGGCTGCACCAGCTCTGGAAGCTGCGCGACGGCACGAACGAGGTGCCGCAGGCTGCGTTGCGGCACTTCTTGGGCTTGAGGGGCTTCGCACAGAGCATCAAGCAAAGCTCCCCATCATGTCGGCCGCGGCCATGGCGTCAGCCTCGCTGCCGAAGTGCGCAGACAGCACCAAGCGCCAGCAGGCGTTGAACACGTCGCGGTACAGCGGCTCGAAAGCGAGGTCGTCCATGCTGGCCCAGCTGATCGACTTGGCTTTCCTCTTCACGCCTTCCGGGGTCTGCACCAGGTCGTAATGCCCGGCCTCGATGGTCACCCACTCGCGGAAGGCCTCGCGGCTCTTCTCCACCGCCGGGAAACGCTCGGAGCGATCGGCCTCCAGCTTGCCGATGTAGGCCTGCACGGCGGCCTGCAGCTGACCCGGGCGCTGGTTCAGATCCTCGAAATACTTGGCCAGCCCCTGGATGCCGCGCATTTCCTGGCGCGGCACCAGGCCACCTTTCGGCTCCCAGTACTCCCAGGCCAGGTCCAGCATGGCGAAGAACTTGCCGTGGAACCGAGCGTTGCGCATCTTGGTGAACTTGCCATGGACGACCTGACCGGCCTTCCACCCCTGTACCAGCTCACGATCGGCCTCGGTTGCCGGCACCAGGCCGTGTGCGGTGCGGATCAAGGCGAGCTCAGCCACGGCGCACACCTCCCCGGCTCAGCTCGATCCGGCCCGCGCACACGACGCAGTGCTGCACGCCCGGGACGGCAATCTGCCGCGCCACCGGGATCTCCTCGCCGCACGACTCGCAGTCGTCGGCACTGATGCCGGCGTAGCGAGGGGTGGTCGACAGCGCGCGCTCCAGTTCGATTTCAATACGGTCTTGGGTTACGTCAGCATCATCAGCCATGGGTCACCTCAAGGCGCGCCGAGGCCCAGTCGAACACCAGGCCAATCCCGCCACCCTCGCGCAGCCGATCCACACAGCGCTCGCCCAGCACCGCCGGCAACTCCTTCGGCATCAGGTTGGAGACGACGATGGTCGGGCGCAGCTCTTCGTAGCGGCCATTGACGATGGCGAACAGGGTGGCCTGCTCAAACTCGGTCGGCTTGGTGGCGCCCACCTCGTCGATGATCAGCAGGCTCGGCTCGATCAGGCCGGCATAGGCCTCCGTCTCGCTGTACTCGCTGTGGCTGCCGTAACTGCCCTTGATGTGCTGCAGGATGCCGCCGACGGTGCGATAGACCGCTGTGGCAGCCGACTGCACCATCACCTGGCCGGCGATGGCTGCGGCCAGATGGGTTTTCCCGGTGCCCGGCCTGCCCAGCAGCAGCAGGCAGCGCCCGGCTTCGGCGTGCTGGCGGAAGTTGTCGGCGTACTCGCGGCAGGTGTCCAAGGCCCTGCGCTGCTTCGGCAGCTCGGCGCGATAGTCGGCGAAGGTCTTGCCCTGGAAGCGCTTCGGGATCATCGCGCTGCCCAGCTTGCGCTCCAGGCGCTCGGCGGCGATCTTCACCTGCTGTGCCTGTTGGTCGAGGCGGTCCTGCTCGCGCTGACGGTACTCGGCGCATTTCGGGCACCCGCTTGGCTCGTCACGGAGCTTGTGGGTGATCGCGGTGTACTCGCCGTGCTCCGCACAGCTGGCTGGCTGCTTGGCGACCACGCCGAACCGGCGCTCCAGATCGTCGATGTTCAGGTTTAGGGCTTCAGAACGCATGAGTGCCATCCTCCCGCTCGGTCAGGCCGTCGGTGTAATCGCGTTGATCGAACCCGCTGTGGCGGCTTAATGGCTGCGTGAACGGGTGGACATTGCTGGCCGCGGCAGTGCGGTCTGGGAATATCCCGGTCCAGCCGTTGCTGATCGAAGTGGCCAGCACGCCGTCCGGCGCCGGGTGATTCGCCAGCGTCTTGGCCTGCTGCTCGCAGCTCTTGGCGGTCAGCGGCTTGCCGATCTCTTTGCGGTGCTGGCACCAGTCCGCCCATGCCTGCTCGCCCACATTGGCCGGCTTAGCGGTCAGCGGATCGAACTTGACCCGCTTGGGCGGCGCGCCAGCGCCAGGCTCTTTCGGTTCATTGACGGTTAATGGATGGTTAAAGGACGGATTGGGTGCAGCTGCTGCACCCCGTTGTGTCGTCAGCTGCACCCCGTTCGCGCAAGAGCTGCACCCCGTTGTGTCGTCAGCTGCACCCCGTTCAGCACCGGATGCAGTAGCTGCACCCCGTACCATCACCAGGTCATAGACCACCGGGCGACGGTCATGGCGAACGATGTAGGCCGCCGCGATGGCCTGATTGCCGAGTGCGATAACACCGGCTTCACGCAGGGTGTCGAGCGCGGTACGGATCGTGCGAACGGAAAGCCCGGTGTCCTCGCTCAAGCTGCTCGCCGACGGGAATGCGGCCTTGCCGTCCTTGTCGGCATAGTTGGCCAGGCACAGCAGCACATGGCGCGCTGTCGGGGCTGTGACTTCGCGCTGCTCGAGCGCCCAGGTCATGGCTTGTACACTCACGCCGTCGCCCCTTGGGCAAGCCGGTACTCGGCTACCCGCACGCGCTTGCCGTCGCGGTTCGTCACCACGACCGGCACCGACTCGATGGGCAGGCCAGCATTGCGCAGATCGTCGATGCGCGCGGCCAATCGGGCGCAGCCGAAGTGGTTGAGCGCCTGCAGCGCCGTGAGGCTGTTCCCGCCGCGCAAGAACGCCTCGATGGCCTTGCGCTGGCTTGCACCTGTGTTGCTGTTCGGGTTGTGATTCGCCATACTTGCCCCCGTTGAAGCTGTTGAAGAAGCCACCCTGCCCGGTGGCTTTTTTGTGCCTGCGATTCAGCAACCAGCAGGCGCGACGATGCCCGCCATCTGGCTGGTCGCCAGAAGCGCGAAGAATCCCCCTACCCCTGTCGCGTTGCCGTCCATCCCTATCCCCTAATGGTCTTGCCTGTTGCGAGCGGCCAAGTGGCCGGCTACGCGGTGCTGCTCAGCGGCCCCCGCCGCTGCCCTACTCGTCGTGCTCGAGGTCTTCGCGCAGATGTCGCAGGTCGTCCACCAGCAGCTCGGCGTGGCGTTCGATGGCCTTCAGTCGCTGAGCTAAGGTCATAGGCGCGCCTCCTATGCCGCCGTCTTTGGGGGCTGGGCGGGCTCAGGGAAGACATCGGCCAGGCCGCACTTAGCGCCGAGTAGGTTCAAGGCTGCTACGATTTCACGGGCATCATTGAGGCCCGGCAACCTAGCGCCTGTCTCGTAGTTCGCAAGGCGCGACTGCCCCCACTTCAATTGGCGGTAAAGGGCGGCCTGGGTAACTCCTGCGCCCTCTCGTACTTCACGGATTCGGTTCATTCATAGGCTCCCTTGAGTCTTTGACTCTGGAGGATAAACACGATGCGTGATTATGGCAAACACAATTAGTGAGACTCCGCCATTTCATTCCGTGATTAGAATTTGCGGTATGAAAACTCTCGGATCACGCATTGCTCATTTCCGCAAGATCGCCGGCATCTCACAGGCCGACTTAGCGAAAGCTTGCGGCTGGAAATCGCAATCACGCATCGGTAACTACGAGCGCGACACGCGCGAACCGACACTGGCCGACCTTGCGCTAATAGCAAAGGCGCTGCGGATCGATCAGGCTGAAATAATGATGCCGCAGCCTCTGCCGAATACCTCGGCCGTCGTGAGCGAGCTCGGCAGGCCTCAAGAGCGCAACAACGTATCCCCTACGCTCCAGCCGTACAGGGAAGTTAAGGAGTACCCATTGATCAGTTGGGTGGCTGCAGGAAGCTGGGCCGAGGCGTGTGACACCTTCCTGCCGGGCGATGCCGAGGAATGGATCGAATCGGACGAGCGCGCCGGGCCGCACGGCTACTGGCTGAAGGTCGGTGGCGAATCGATGATGCCGCCGACCGGCTTCGCCTTCACCGAAGGCATGCGCATCCTGGTGCAGCCGGAGGGGTTTGACCTCATCAGCGGCAAGTTCTACATCGCCAAGCTGCTAAACACCGGCGAAACCACCTTTAAGCAGTACGTCAGGGACGCTGGCGTCGAGTACCTGCGCCCACTCAATCCCAGTTTCAAGACGATGGAGATCACCGACAACGTGCGGATCATTGGCCGGGTGATTGATGCTCGGCCTCCGAAGTCGATGTTCTGATCATCCATTCCCGCGTGCTGCTGGCTTGGAATGCCAAGAAGCTGTAAACGCCCACCCAAGGAAGGCCAAAATATGTTGGAGCTTACGCCGATACTGCAAGCTGCCCACGAAGTGCTTGGAGATATGCCAGGCAAGCAAGCGCATCTGGATGAGATTGCAGCCAAGGCATCTGCACGTAACGCCACTCTAGGCATGAGCGCTGATGAGTTTGCCAAGAAAGTAGGGGCTGCGCTTGCCGCAAGCGTGAAGCGCAAAGACTCGCCTTTCGCTCGCGTAGCAGGCAAAAAAGATTTATTTGGAAAGACCGTCTCAAATAAAAGAGGCATGTACCGCCTAAAGCAGACCCGCATTATGAAGGCCGGCGCAACGCATGAGCCGCCTCCAGCTGACACGCTATATCTTGGGAAGGCCGGCGAGCTTGCCGTTATGAGCGAAATGCTTTTCTGGGGATTCAATGCGTCACTGATGACTGTTGACCAGGGAATAGATATCGTCGCCTCAAAGGCTGGTCACTACTTCCACCTGCAGGTTAAAACCGCAACGCAGCGCGCAGACGGGAAGTTCTATTTTTCCATAAAGCGATCATCCTTCGAGGCTAATCACCGAGGCAGCACCTACTACGTGTTTCTCATGCGCGGCAAGGGTGGAAATGTTTTCGCTGTGTTTCCTAGCTCTCACTTAGACATTCAGCGCAAAGCTGGCGGAATCAAAGATAGCGATAGCGGCCTATCAATAACCATTGTTCCCGACGCGAAGGGCAAGAGTTACACCATGAATGGCAAAAGCCAAATTGATATGTTTATCAATAATTTTGGCCAGATTGGCTGACCCTCACCGCGAAAAGGCACGCTACTACCTCGCCCAGCGCGGCATGAGCGGGTTGGCTGGGTGATGCCCGGCCGCCGAAGTCGATGCTCTAGCCTTCATCTGACAATGGCCATCACCTGGTGCGGCGGTGATTTGTAAAAAATGTTGCTACCCCGTTCGAGCTACAGGGTAGCAACCAGGTTGGAACGCAAGCAGGAGGTCGCCTCCGACAAGGCACACGTCAACCGTGTCTGCTTGCGCCCGACCGTCGCGCGGCCACGCGGCGGATGGTCGGGCGATTGTTCGGGTTAATCGCCTGCCCTGCGATATGGGCACCCGTTCAATCGCACCGATCCGAACCACTTCCCGACCACTGTCGGTTGGTGGAGCGCTCTGCCAGCGACACCATGAGGTACAACTCATGATTACGCTGACACTGAAGGTAAGCGTGCAGGTGACGCATGCGCAACTCATCGCCCTTGGGCGCTGGGCTGTCATCGTCACCAGCATGCTCACCTAGCAGTAGACGCCGGGGCCGCTGCTTGGCCCCGGCACCTATTCCAAACGAGCGCCGCATCAGCAGCGCTCCATCCCCGAAAGCCTGGCCAAGTGCCGGGCTTTTTCGTTTTCGCATTCCGGCGAGCAGCCCGCATCTTAGCGGGATTTTTTCTTGGCGCGTGAAAATAAATCACGCTATGTGTTTGACAGGATAAACACGATGCGTGATTATCACCTCAACGCCGGCCAACACCGGCAGCAAGACAAGCCGCAGCGCACGAGCGCCGGCCATGGCAGCGATCAGGGAGCCATGACCTTCAAGCGGATTCTCTGAGATGGGGCGCCTCCCCCAAGGTGTGCAGCGTAAAGCACCAGAAGCGAGAGTCAGCGGCACACCCGCGCGGCTGACGTCGGAGCGCAGTACAGGCTCCCAAGAAATGCGCCCATGCCTGCAGGTGGCGCGATCGAGTAACAGCGGGCAACGGCAACACCGACGAATTACTGAAGCCCCTGGGTGACCGGGGGCTTTGGAATCAACCGGGAGGGAATCGAAATGGCCCAATTCAACATCGACGCACACCTGAGCAACGGCAAGCGCCTTGAGTGGCTGGCCCTGCCGGACATTGGCGAGCATCCGCTGGACGTTGAAGTGCAGGTTCGTCAGGCGGCCATTAAGAAGTTCGGCGCCGCAACCTTCTTCAACCGCTGGGAGCGCCAGACAGTTGGCGGTGGCTACATCAAGGTTTTCATGTACGCCTGAACACCGACAGCGCTGACAGGCCGTACTGGGTGCCTAATCCGGGTGAATGTCTGTTCGTTTCGTCGGTGATCGATAACCACCGGCCCGAGAAACCCGCCAGGGCGTATCGGAGTGTGATCGGCGCCATGTCGTGATAGCAGGGTGGCCACCTTGCCCTGAGCCGATAGGCAGCTTCATGAGCTGACTGGTGAAGACGGGCAACACTCATGGCGATTCGATCACACCCCGATGCCTCCTGGCATCACTCCTTCATCAGGCCTTTGCCCCGCGCACACCGGGGAATTTTTTCGCCACTCATACGCCGCGCACTTGCTGCCTCACCTTGCGGAAGGTCTGGGGGTGGTAGGTGCGCGACCTATGAGAGCGAACAGCGAGGATCAAGCCATGAGTCTTGCACTACGCAATGCCCGCGCCTTCGCCGCCGGCCAGGCGGCCTGGGATAACGCCGAACCGCCTTGTGATGACGGGCGCGAGGACTACATCGCCGCGCAGGTCGGCCAGTTGCTGAATGGCTGGGATGCAGACCAGATCAGCTTTCTGCCCCACAAAGGCATGACCGATTTCGCCAGCTCCGCCGACGAGCTGCTGGCAGATCAGGACCGCGAGCACCTGCTGGTGCAGATCATCGTGGCCCTGCTGGCCTGCGACACGCTCAAGGCCACTGAGCTGGCCGCCCGCTTCCATGATCCCCTAGCCAAGCTGGCCGAGGGGATGGTTACCACCCAACTGGAGAACAGAGCATGAGCACCAAGCAAATCACTCTCACGCCGTTCCTGCACGCCAAGCCGGGCGCGAAAGCGGGCGAAATGACCTACTCGCTGTTCCCCTTCGACATGGGCGGCGGCAGCAGCGGCTACGCCTGCCTGGGTCAGGTCGAAGTAACCCTGCCTCTGCCTGACGTAGACCCGACCGCTGCAATGGTTGAGACGCTGGAACGGGAGATTGCGGCTACGCGAGAAGCCAGCGAGCGCAAGGTCAGCTATCTGCTCGAACAGATCAGCAAGCTCCAGTGCCTGGAGTATCAGCCGGGGGTTAGCGCATGAGCCAGTGCGAATTGATGAAAGCCAGGGCTGAGCGGCTGATCCGCCAGCAGGTCGAGCAGGTTGCGGTATCGCAATGCCCTGCTCCTGACCTGTGCGATGGCATGATCCAGATGGCCTATGCCGCCGGGCTGATTACCGATACAGGCCTCGGCTACTGGCAGCGCACGCTGGATCTGGCCGTAGACAAGCGGCGCCGCGAGCTGTGCGCCGAGCGCCACCGGCGGACGATAGGAGCGCCAGCATGACCATCATCGCCGGTTCACTCCAGGGAATCGCCCGAGCCCTTTCCGGGCAGGGGTATGAGCTGATCACCGAGGTGTCGTTCACGCGCACGCCTTTCAAGTCCGGCGGGCGCTGGGTATGTGAGGTGCGCCGTGCAGGGTAGAGGGGCCGAGAAACGATCCCATGCAAAGGCCAAGCGCTGCGCCAGGTTGCGCCGCGGCGGCCTGACGCTTCGGGAGATTGCCGAACTGGTCGGTATCGAGAAAGAACAGGTGCCGGCCCGCATCGAACTGGGCGAGCGGCTTCTGTCTCTGGAGGAGTCGCCATGACCCACGAACAACGCGCCCGCCGCATTCGCTTCTGGAAGGAATGCGGGCTTGGCCTCCTGCTCTTCATCGTGCTGATCGCCGGCCCCGCGCTGGCAGATCTGCTCACCGCAAAAGCCGCTTAACCAACGAGGGCGGCCCCCAGTGGCACGGATGCCGGGCGTAAGGCCTGCGTCAAAGGCCAACTAATTCACACGCTCATGCCGATACCGGCGGGAGACAGTCATGTCCGAAACAACTGAAATCGCAGCCGTCGAGGAAATCAGCGCCGAGAACGCGCCTGCCATCTACGGCCACAGCAAACTGGAAGCCTTCGTAAACGCCGCCCGCGAGGCGGTCAGTGGCGAAGTTCCAGACCTGACCACCCGCAAGGGCCGCGATCGTGTCGCCTCCCTGGCCGCGCAGGTCAGCCGCTCCAAGACGGCAGTCGAGAAGCCAGGCCGCGAGTACCTGAAGCGCATCAAGGAGCTGCCCAAGGCGATCGAGGCCGAGCTGCGTGAGTTCGCCCAGCAGATGGACGCCCTGCGCGACCAGGTGCGCAAGCCGCTGGATGACTGGGAAGCCGAGCAGGAGCGCATTCAGCGCGAGCTGGAAGAGCGCGAGGCGAGCATCGAGGCCGCCATCAAGCGCCTGCACCTGGCCTGCGTCACCAAGGTGGAGGACGACAGCGCCACCCTGGCGCAGTACCTCGTCGCCCTGGAAGCCGAATACCGGCAGACGGACTACGGCCTGCGCGCCGAAGAGGCCGGCGTCGTCTACCAGGCCAGCGTCGACTCGCTCAACGCCGCCCTTGCCAGCCGCCAGAAGTACGAGGCCGAGCAGGCAGAACTGACCGAGCTGCGCCGCAAGCAGGCTGAAACCGAGCAGCGCGAACGCGAGCGTGAGATTGCCGAGCAGGCCGCCCAGCAGGCCCGCAAGGAGGCTGAGCAGCGCGCCGAGAACGAGCGCATTGCCGCGGCCAACAAGGTGCGCGAGGCCGAAGAGGCCGCCCAGCGCGCTGAAGACGAGCGCCTGCGCCAGCAGGAAGAAAGCGCCCGCCAGCTACGCGAGGCAGAAGAGCGCGCCGAGCGCGCGACTGAGCAGGCCCGCCTGGACCAGGAAGCCCAGCAGCAGCGCGAGCGTGACGAGGCCGCCCAGCGCCAGGCCAACACCGAGCACCGCGTCCGCATCCTGACCGCTGCCAAGGTGGCGATCATGGCGACCGGCATCACCGAGGACCAGGCCCGCGCCGTGGTTCGCCTGATCGCTGCCGGCAAAGTGCCGAGCGTCAGCATCACCTACTGAGGTATCCACCATGAGTAGCGACAAGTTCGCCATCGTGGAGCGCGACGTTTACGGTTGCCGTGAGGCCTTCGCATCCGTTCTGTCCGATCCTTCCATCAACTTCGAGCGCGAGGCTGTATTTGCGCTCCAGGTGCTCAGCCGCAACGACTACACCATCAAGGTGGCGACCAACAATCGCCAGTCGGTGGTCGACTCCATCACCAACGTCGCATCAATCGGCATCAGCCTGAACCCTGCGCGGAAACAGGCCTACCTGGTGCCGCGCGAGGGGAAAATCTGCCTCGACATTAGCTATATGGGGCTGATGGATCTGGCGATGGCCACCGGCTCCATTCGCTGGGCCAAGGCCGAACTGGTCTACGAGGCGGACCAGTTTGCCCTGAACGGCTTTGACCGCCCGCCGACCCACACCTTCGCCCCATTCGCCAAGGACCGCGGCGATATCGTCGGGGTGTATGTCGTGGTCAAGACGGCAGACGGCGACTACCTCACCGAGGCCATGAGCCTGGACGAGGTGTTTGCCATTCGTGATCGCTCCAGCGCCTGGAAGGCCTACATCAACGACCCGACGAAGACCTGCCCCTGGGTTACGGATGAAGGCGAAATGGTCAAAAAGACCTGCGTGAAGCGGGCCTACAAGTACTGGCCGAAAACCGAACGGCTGGAGCATGCCATCCACTACCTCAACACCGACGGCGGCCAGGGCATCGACCTGAGCGGCCAGCCGCCGGCAGTTGACCCCGCCCAGGCAGACGCCTGGATCACGAAAGCCAAGAGCGCTGTGACTGAGCAAGAGCTGACGGCTATCTGGACGCAGGGCGTAGCGGCGCTGCGTGCGGCTAAAGACATGCCCGGTTATGAGCGCCTGAAGGCTGCCGTTACCGCCCATGGCGAAATCCTCAAACGCGAACCACTAGAAGGACAATGCGCATGAACATCATCCAGTGCGAACAAGGTAGCGCGGAGTGGCACGCCGCCCGCGCCGGCTGCATCACCGCCTCCATGTTTGAGGTGGCCCGCAGCCAGGTCGGCGGCCTGACCGCCCAACAGAAAATCTACGTCGACGCCATCCGCGCCGGGCACAGCGAGAAGCGGGCGATGGAGCTGGCCAGCTACAAGGCCGCGCCCAAGTCTGAAACCGTCGCCCGCGCCCTGGACGGCGAAACGGTCGGCGAGCCCTCCGAGGCCGCCAAGAACTACGCCTTTGGCCTGGCGATCGAGCGGATCAGCGGCGAGCCGCTGGATGGCGGGTTTGAAACCTGGCAGATGAAGCGCGGCCATGAGCTGGAGCCCGAAGCCCGCATGGAGCACGAAATCCAGTCGGGCCTGATTATCCAGCGCGCCGGCTTCGTCACCACCTCCGACGGGCGCTTCGGCTGTAGCGCCGACGGCCTGATCGACGAGGACGGCGGCAGCGAATACAAGTGCTTCCTGGCCCCGGAGAAGCTGCGCGCCTTCCACATCGACAACGACGCCTCGGGGATCTTCGACCAGGTGCAGGGCTGCATGTGGATCACCGGGCGCAAGTTCTGGCACATCGGCCTGTACTGCCCTGCCCTGGCCCCGGTTGGTCGCCAGCTCTGGTGGCAAGAGTTCAAGCGCGACGAGAACTACATCGAGCAGCTGGAGCAAGACCTGTGGGAGTTCAAGCTGCTGGTTGATAAGTACGAGGGCGCGCTGCGCAAACAGCCCAGCGCCGGCGCGAAGGTGGCTGCATGAGCATCGTTCTTCGCGGGCATGCCCTTAACCAGCGGCAGCTGGACGCCATCGTCCAGCCGATTAACGAATACATGCAGGGCAAGATCAAGGGCGCGCGGAAGTTCGAACAAGCCTGCGTCGATGCCCTGGAAACAGCCGGATGCCCACTTGGCTACGACACAGGTATCGATCCAAGCCACCCCCTGGAGCAGCGCGCACAGAACTGGATCGTCAACGGTCGCGTAGGCCAATCATCCAAGGCCATCTGGTCCCACATGATGGGCATAGCGATCAAGAACGACGGCTTCGGCGTCCGGTACCCGCTCGACCCTGACGACTTGAACCGCTGCCTTCTGCTTCTCGATCTGCTACCCGAGTGGGTGCCTCGCATCCATGAAATGGCTCAGTACAACAAGCAATGGGCTGCGCTAGTTGCTGACTGGGACCAGATCGTTGACAGCTTTCTCGACGAGGTTGGCCTGGACTGGAGCAAAGCCAAGAGCGCCCCAAGAACCTACCAGCTCATGCAATCAGCACTCAGTAAAACGGAGGCGGCTTAATGGCTCGCGGAGTAAACAAGGTAATCCTGATCGGCAACGTCGGCAGCGACCCGGAAACCCGCTACCTGCCCAACGGCAACGCGGTGACCAACATCGCCCTGGCCACCACCGACAGCTGGAAGGACAAGCAGACCGGCCAGCAGCAGGACCGCACCGAATGGCACCGTGTCGTCTTCTTCGGAAAGCTGGCCGAGATTGCTGGCGAGTACCTGGCCAAGGGCTCGCAGTGCTTCATCGAAGGCCGCCTGCAGACCCGCGAATGGGAAAAGGACGGCGTGAAGCGCTACACGACGGAGATCGTCGTGGACATGAACGGCACCCTCCAGCTGCTCGGCGGCAGGCGTGACGGCGACCAGCAGGGCCACCCGCAGGAGCGTGCCGCGCGCCAGCCGGCTCCACGCACCCAACAACGGCCAGCGCCACAGCAGCGCCCCGCCCAGCAGCCGGCCCAGGACTACGACAGCTTCGACGACGACATACCGTTCTAGCCCTGACCGGGGCACTCGCTGCCTCCTTACCTAACCCAGCAACAGGGCGCCACGGCGCCCTTTTCTTCGCCCGGATTTCCCCATGCACGACAACAAGTACGACCGAATCAACACCATCGCCAGCAAGGAGGCCGATCGCCAGCACGTCGAGGCGCGCCTGGCCGCCTTCTTCGCCGCCGGCGGCCACGTCCACCAGGTTGGTACCACCGCCAGCGCGAACCGCGGTCACGGCTACAACGGGCGCATCGCCAAGGCCAAGCACAGCACCAAGAACAGCCGAGGCCAATTCGCATGACCAGGCTCCCGTTTATGACCACCGAGGAACTGGAGTTCAGCCTACGCAGTCACCGCGACAGCCTGCGACGACTCCAGGAATACGAGCCGGCCTGGCGCAAGGACGACCGCAAGCGCGGCCTGGCCACCATCGCCGAGATCCGCGCGCTGATCGAAGAAACCGAAACCGAATTGCAGATGGCCAAGGCCGCTTAGGGGAACCCATGAACCTGATCAAGAACGCAATCGTCTACCGCGCCACCCTGCCGACCGCTGAAGCGCTGGCCGAGCACCTGGCAGAAAAGCCGTTCACGCCCGTGCTGGAGTCGCACTATTCGTCGTCCGGCTTCATCGTCCACCCGACCACCGACGAGCTGGTAAGCACCTTCCCTGGCGGCCTCGCCTTCCGCCTGCGCCGTGACTTCAAGCCGGTATCGAAAGCGGCCATTAAGCTGGCCCTGGCCGAGCAGGTAGCGGCGCGCGCCGCCGAACTGGGCCGCGACCTGGCCAAGGAAGAGGCTGACGAGCTGCTGGTGGCGATCACCACCGAGGTGCTGAAAAACACCCTGCCCGAGCGCGCCGAGCTGGACGCCTTCTACCACATCGAAAGCCGCACCCTGCTGCTGCCGACCACCAACCGCGACATGGCCAACGCCATGCTGGCCCAGCTGGTCGAGGCCTGCGGCGCGGTGGAAACCAGCACCATTCACGTCAGCGACGTGAAAGGCGGCCTCACCACCCGCCTGCGCAACTACTTCGAGCAGGACGACAAGGAAGCCTTCGCCGGCTTCAAGATCGGCGATTCCGTGCTGATGAAGGGCAAACAGGGCCGCGCCAGCTTCGACCTGGACAACCTGGACCACGCCCGCCTCGGCGTGATCGAGGCGCTGAACGGCGAAATGCAGGCCGAGCGCCTGGAGCTGTGCCACGCCGACGCGGTGAACTTCAAGCTGACCAAGGAATTTCAGCTGCGCGGTATCTCCTACCTGGGCGACGAGCTCGAGGAAGAGCCGGACTTTGATACCGCCGCCGAGATGTGGCGCCACACCGCCGGCGTGCAGACCCTGCTGCTGGTGGCCACGGTCAACGCGCTGTGCGACCTCTTCGGCTACCAGGAGAAGGAAGCCACTACCGATGGCCAACAAGCCACGGCAACCGCCGAACCGGACGAGGCCGACCCGCTGTACGCAGCAGGCGTTGAGTTCGTGCGCGAGTCTGGCCGAGCCAGTGTGAGCGCGGTACAGCGCAAGCTGAAGATCGGCTACAACCGCTCGGCCCGCATGGTCGAGGAAATGGAGCGCCAGGGCGTAGTCACGCCAATAAACGGGTTATCGGTTTTTCGTGTTGTTGCAGGCAAAGCGCAGTCTTAA